TCAGCGAGGAGCCAGCTTGTCGAGCACCCCGCTGACGTCGGGTGCCATCGCTGCCCGCTCGATGTAGTGCTTCTCGGTGACCGCGCTACCCGAGTGTCCAAGCTGTGCCGACGCCGCGCTCAGTCCGAGTTCACGTTCGATCATCGTCCCCACGGTCTTGCGGAAGCTGTGCGGCTTCACCCAGGCGTAGTCGTCGCCTCGCACCTGTCGCCAAGACGTCCGTACGTTTCCCGGCCACCGAGGTGTACCGAGCCGAGACGGGAACACCAGGCCCACGGCCGACGGAATGCCGCGGTCCCGTTGTCTCCTCAGGGCATCAGCTGAAAAGGTAGGGATCGTCACCGCACGGTGACCACTCTTCGTCTTCGGGTGGTCCTGGCGGAACACTCCGGTGCCGGCCAGCTCGACGAGCGTCCCCGCCACCGTCACCACTACAGGGCCACCATCATCTAGGCCGGCGATGTCCTGCCACCGCAGCGCGAGGCATTCACCGATCCGGGTACCGGTGCCGATCATCACGTCGATGATCTCTGACAGGTCGTGGGCGCGCTCAGGGCCGAACCGCTTCCGGCCGTCACCCAGGTCTCGGTTCTGCCACGCGACAACTCGTCGGCGTAGCTCGTGCACATCCTCGACGTCGAGGGCACGAGCTTGGTTGCGCGAGGTCGGGGCTGGGCTGGTGTCCGTCACGGGATTGTTGTCGACGGCGTCGAGGCGAGCCGCAAGCGCGAAAGCCTGGCTGAGGATGCCGCGTGCGTCCCGCTTACCTGAGTCGGTTCTGACTGCCTGTAGGAAGATCTCAATCCGGCCGGTGGTGGCTTCGTGTAGTCGAACCTTGCTCATGCCCGGCGCGATGATCTTGTCGATGCAGCGCTGGTACCCGGCGAGGGTCTGTGGTGACCGCGTACCCCTCGGTGGTGGTGTGGCAATCCATAGCGCGAGCAGTTCTGCCACCGTCGACTTGCCGGTGAGTCCACCGCCCCCTTGGGAGCGCTGCCGGTCTCGCAGCGAAACCTTCAGCGCGGTCTCGGCTTTCGCACCGCTCGCCCCGTTCGCCTTGACCTGTCGGGTCGTGCCGTCGTAGTCGCGGTATCGGGTCCGAGCCACCCAGGTGCCGGTCGGATCGCCGTTGCTGTCCTTGAGCTCGGTCCGGGTGATCTTCCCCCACGTCCCGAGTTCGAGCGGAGGCCTAGGCATCGTCGCCCGACTCGCCCGTGGCGTCGTCGCGCAGTACTTTCCCGCCCAGGCGCTCAATCTCGTCTTCGATGCGCGCACGGTGCGCTGAGGATTGATCCACCCACTGCTTGAACGCCGTCATGTACTGGTCGCTCCCGACCTCGAACGCCTGAAACATCGATTCGTCCATCGTTGTAGTTTTCCCGCGCTGCCGAGCTAGGTCGAGCAACCGCTCTTCGTCGGACTGATGACCAACTGTGTACGCGACACCCTCGGGGGTGTACCTGAGCTCCGGTTGCCGCCAAGTGACCTTTTCGTCGCCCACGAGCCAGTTCGACGCTCGGAAGCTGGACAAATCAGATGTCGGCACTGGCGATACGGAACCGTCTGGAAATTCCGGGAACAGCAACAGCGCCGGCGGTACTTCTAGCGCCACAGCGAGAACGAACACTTCGACCACGTCGAACTTTCCGCCGCGATGACCGCCCTCCATCTTGGCGATCGTCCCTCGGGTGATCGGATAGCCAAGTTGGCTTGTGCGGCTTGATAATTCGACTGCGGTAATTCCACGCTTCTCGCGGTAGTGCGCAACAGCTCCCCCGATTCGTTTCGCCGTCGCAGCAGCCCACTCGCGAGCCGCCGCCGATCCGCGCGTCTCTCCCGATTCGATGTTCGACATAGCAGCAGTGTACATCGGTACTTGCGTTTGTTCCGAATCGAAGCTACGTTTCCAATAGGTCGCATCGAAGACCAGAAAATGCTCCTATTCGGAACGGAATGGATTGACATGAAGCCAGACCAGATCGACCAACTCGGGGTGAGTACTGACCTCGTGACTGCAGCGGCTGCATTCGGAATCAGCAAGTCATCGGCATACACCGCTGCGGCAAAGGGAACTTTTCCGTGCCAGGTAATCCGAGTCGGCGCACGCTACATCGTGCCTACGGCAGGGCTTCGCAAAGCACTCGGAATGCCAGAGCAGGAACGCGCAAATGCCCGCGATGGTGCTGCCTGAGATGCCGGCTCACAAGTCCGCTGTTCCGAACCCAGCGCCTACGGGCGGGCGACGTAACAAGACGAGTCGATCGAAGGCAAATTCGCAGGACGTGCTCGAGAACATCGACGGGATGCTGCGCGGCATCGTTGGCTCGCTCGAATTCATCGATCCAGGCGCTATTGACCCTGACACGGTACGGCGTCTGACAGTCGGGATCCGAACCTCAACCAACACCATCAAGCGGTTCGCCCATCTCATCGAGCAACACCACGCCAAGAAAAACGCCCCCGACGCGGCGGCAACCGACGTCGAGGGCAACGAATCCATCCACCTCAGAGAAGAAGGACAGCAATGACCAGCGTACAAGCCGGCGACGAGTACCACTACTTCACGGCAAACCCCCTTGAGCTCGCCGTCGCCACCATGTTCAACGTCATCCTCCGTAAGCCCAGCGGGGTCGTCTACTACTACCTGGACGAATACAAGAGGAAGGTCTACAAGACTCTCGGCAGCATCACGGTGTCACCGGCCAGCGGACGCATCATCGTCTGGCCACTGAACGGCCTCAAGGAAATCGAAACGAAGTTCCTGATCGGCACCGCCGAACGCGCGTTCCGAACCCCTCCCACCAAGGCGACAGGCTGGGGGTTCAATCGACGCAAGGCCGGCAACTACTGGTTCACATTCATCTCGGCACCCGTGGATCCTGAAGAAGATGCGGTAGCGAAAGCCGCACTGGCGCAGTCGAACATGCACTTCGATTCGAATATTCGGAACGCCGTCGAAAAGCAGATCACCGAGGTTGCGTCGTGATCGGCCTCGGCGGGGCAGTCCGCGTCAACCGCACCACCATGGTCACAGCCAGTCTGTCGAACACCCTCGGCATCGATCTCGACATCGGTACCGGGCCGGTCCGTCTCGGGTTCGACGACGCCGAGCATCTCGCCGGCCTGCTGACGGATCTCGCTCGCATCGTTCGGCACACCGCCGGTCTTGGGAAAGCGGTGATGGCGTGATGACAGCGCAGAACGACTGCCCGAAGTTTGCATGGTGCACGGGATACGGGCCCGGCACTGACAACCACGAGCACTACGGCCCGGTGGGAGCCACTTCGGCCACGCTGACCTCGGGCGTCAATAACGAGCTCGGTCCTGACTACGGAGACGCGGGCATCGAATACCCCACCATCCGGGCGGGTGTCTCCTACAGCGAAACAGAAGACCCTATGCCGTTCGTGTGGTTGCACATTCAGGGCGGCGGCCGAGACGAAGACGTCGGCCTCAACGTGCTGGAAGCGATCAAACTTGTTGATCTACTTGGCAAGAGCGTCGAGCGGGTTCGCAGCAGCGTCCAGTTCGGCACCAGCGAAAAGGAGGTGGTCTGACATGCCGATGATCACGACGCACGTGGATTGCCCGACACCGACGATCACCCGATCCGGCTCGTTCACCACGATCCGCTTTGACCGAGGCCTGGCGCTCCAGCTCGATCACGACGAGTGGACTGCGCTCGTCGAGGCCGTCGTCGCGACCGCGGCCGTGAGCGCAATTGTCGACCACCAGCGTGCGATCACACGCGACGAGAATGCCGTTCGTTCCGCCGCCGAACTTCGGGAGGCCTTGCAGTGACGCCCACGGAGATCGTCCTGACGGTCGTTCTCATTATCGAGAATCTGGCACTCATCGCATCCGGATTCCATTCCTACACAACTGAATAGCACTACCCGTCATCAAGGTCTGCCAACCAAATGACGAAACCCCGGCTACTCGGGTCATCAATCCGAGTAGCCGGGGCCAGGAAGGGACACGCCATGTCCAACACCACCCATCCTACCGAAACCGACCCCACCAATGCTCGGCCCAGCGAACTCTGCCCGATCGAGCTGAACGATCCGCCACCACTGAACAGCATCCTCGGGTTCGTCGCACCGATGATCCTCGAAACCCGAGACCGCGGCGAAGGACACCTCACGCCTCTGCCGTTGGCCGGCACCCCCGAATGGGAGTCCGCACCCGATCGAGTGAAATGGGCGGCCATTGCTGTCCTCGCACTTGAAGCCGCATGGATGACCGAACGAGGACCAGTCGAGCGTGTGGCCTACAGCGAATCTGTCGAACGCGTTGCAGCCGAGATGAATTGGGGTGCATACGGCTACGAGGTCGGCTACGAAACCGGCCGACGCGATCAGGCCACTATCGAACGACGAACACGGCGCAACGCCGAGAAGCGAAGGAGCACAGCAGCGTGAGCGACTACGACCCCAGGGTATTCACGTGGCTCAGCGGGTCCGAAGTGACACCGGTCCGCGTCGATTGGTGGGAACACCACTTGATCCCACGCGGATGCCTCACCGTGCCTGCTGGCCGCGGCAACGCAGGAAAGTCGACCGCCTGCGCAGCATGGGCCGCCGAAGCCACCCGCAGTGGTGAGGTCGTCGCGTGGCTTCACTCGGAAGAAGACCGGGCAATGCACATCACCCCGAAAATGCTTGCCGCCGGTGCCGACCTCGACCTGATCAAATTCCTCGATGTCGGCGTCCAGATGGAGGACGGCACCATCTCGGAAGCCACGCTTCAGCTGCCCCGCGACATCGCTCGTCTCGAAGAAGGTCTTGTCGCCCTCGGTTGCCGGTTTGTGGTCTTCGATGCGCTGACATCGTTTAAATCCTCCAAGATGTCGGCGAACTCCGGTGATGACGTCCGTGCATTCCTCGAGCCGATCCAGCGTATGGCCGGCCGACTCAACGCGGTCGTCCTCGGTATCGCGCATCTCGGCAAAGACGGCGAACGTAAGGCCCGCGACGCAGTCAAAGGAGCATCGGAATGGACAGACGTTCCGCGTCAGGTGCTCGCCTTCCATCGTGAGGATGGCGAGACGGAGGGTGTCATCTCCGACGTGAAGGGCAACTTGTCACCGTCGCCACGGTCGATCGGCTACGCGTTCGAGAACATCTCGCTCCCCGAGCACGGTATCGAGGAGGTCGGCCGGATCACCTTCACTGGTGATGTGGACATCAATGTCGACGAGGCCCGCCGCTCGGCAGCACCGGATGACGACAGCGACGACCGCAAGGAATCCGAGGTGTGGCTGGAGGACTACCTCACCGAGAACGGACAAGTGGACAGCACCATCGCCAAGCGCGACGGTTCGAAAGCACTCGGGGTCAGCACGAAAACGATCAGCAGGGCGGCATCGGCTATCAAGGTGAAGATGACCCCCCGCGGGTTCCCGCGCAAGACGTTCTGGTCGCTTGCCACGATCATCGATGGCGAGTTCATCAGTGGGGACAGCGGGGACATGAGTGACCCCCCTGTCACTCACACCGTGTCCTCACTTGTCCCTACTGGCGATGACCAGGCAAAACATAATGTCCCCACTGGTGTCCCCACTGAGGAAAACCCCAGTGAGGACATAGGTCAGAACAGTGTCACCACTGCACCCGATGATCGGAGCGAACCACCCGAACCGACCCGCTGGAGAGTGTCCGGCGAAGTGGTCGAGGCACCGCCCCGTCTCCATGTAGTGGCGGACGCCGACAAGAGGGTGACCGCGCTGCAGTGGGTCACCGATCACGTCATGGAGCTCATCGACGCCGGTACGACCACCGTCGAGTCGAGCACCGTGTACAGCGCTGGCGAAGCCGCCGGGTTCAGAATCGACAACCTCAGGCAGGCCGTCAAAAAGTGCGAACTCATCGGGGTAGCGGCCCGCAAGGGGTCGGGCACCGTGTGGTCGCTCGGTACCGGAGGCGCAAACACGATCGTCTCCGCCGAGGCGTGGTTGACCGAATGGCTCCGATCCACCGGTGACTCCTGGGTCAAAGCTGCGGACGTGTACGCCGCCGGACTTCAAGCCGGGTACGGCCGCGATGCCGTCAAAGCCGCCAGCCGGGCCCCGCACATTCGCAAGCGCGGTCAATCCATCTCGACGGAATGGTCGGTCGCCTCATGACTCACGATCGTTTCGGCGAGCAGCTCGACGACTCGACCGAGCAGCCGCACGATCCCCGCTGCCGCCGCGGCTGGCTCGGGGAAGACATCGACGGACGGCCAGTCCCGTGCATCCTGTGCCGTCCCCATCTATTCCGAACGGAGTCCTGATGGCCCGCCACAAGACAAACCCTGCTGCCGCCCAGCAGACGCCGCTCGAGATGGCGCTGACGGCGATCCTCACGGACACTCCGCGGCTCGATGGAGCGGCCTGTATCGGCCACGGCGCACTCTTCGACCCACCCGGTGACGGCGAACTACGAGACGCCGTCGATACCCGGCACCGCGCAGCAGCAAGATTGTGTTGGACCTGCCCTGCCCTCGACGCCTGCCGAGACTGGGCCACGGGTGAATCATCCTCCGGAAGCGTCATCGCCGCACAGGTGATGTCTGCAACCGGACGTACGGACAACACCGAGGCATCAGAACCCCGAGGTGCCGCGTGAACCTCGACCCCGAACAGCAGGCGCTGGCGCTCTACGCCGTCAATACCCTAGTGACACAACGCCTTCGCAACAACAATCCACTCCCTCCCGGCATGCGCCGACTCCACCACGACCTCGAAGTAACTTCCCTACACGGAACCGAAACCGTTGAGCAACAACAACAATGGAACCCGGAAGACATCATCGACACCGCCCAAGCGGCAGCGATCCTGGGATGCTCCACCCGCTGGGTCCGCGCGATCCGAAGCGACCTGGATGGCCTCATGCTCTCCGGCCGATGGGCCTTCCAGCGACAGCACGTCATCGACTATCACCGACAGAAAGGCGCAACCGAATGAGTTTGGTCCAGCTACAGAAGACAATCGAAGGCTACCGAAGGTCGGCAGCGGATCTCATGGATCGCTACAGCCGGGAACAAGCGGACATCGCCGCCGATGCCACCCTCACCGAGATCGGCAAGAAAGAAGAGCTCGGGCCGCTGCACGAGGAGGTTACGGCGAAGGTCCGCGCCCTGCTCGCCGAGGAGAAGATCGCCGTCGTTCGCAAGCGCGAAGCGCTCGAGAAGCTGGTGTTCGGTATCACCGCCACCAACACGAACGACATCGACTCGTATCGCAATGCACAGGACCGGGCCGAGGCCCTGACCGACCACGACGAAGCATGGACGAAGTACAAAAGTGCGCTGCGCTCGAACGACAAGATCCTCGCTCAAGCCATTCTCGGACAGGCACTCGAACGCGGATGGACTCGGATCACCAACGACTACTGCGATCGAAACCCCTCGACCCGCGAGGCACTCGAAGATCTCAAAGCGCTGAACGCGTACTCGAACAACACATTCGGCGTCTCCGTGCACTACATGGTGCCCGCCCTCAGTACCACTCCCACGCTGCCCGTCCCGGCCGTCAGCAGCGGACAACTTGCGTCCTGGATGACCAACGGCGGAAGCCAGTAGGACCACCATGACCTGCGGCGTCGGCGTTAACGCGTTTCCAGTCTCCTTTCCGCGAAGGCCGGCCATGACGGATGCGCGCAACGGATCATCCCGAGCCGGACCTGCGCCGACGCCGCCCCCAGGGGAGGTACCCCCACCAGCGCCGCAGCCGTCCTCTCGTGGCACAGGCCTCCGTGTGTGCCACCCATCCAAGAAAAATCGACCTATCGGAGGCATTGATGGCCGGTAAATCCTCAGCCCGTTCTGCGCCGGCGGGGTTGAAGCGTCGTGGTGCGGCGCTGTGGCGATCGACGACGACGGCGTTCGACCTGGAACCGCATGAGCTGACGACGTTGCGCGAAGTGTGCCGGACGGTCGATGCGATCGACGCCCTGCAAGCCGTCGTCGACCGCGATGGCGTCATGAACGAATCCGCACAGGGTGTCCGGGCGCATCCGGCGCTGGTGGAGTTACGTCAGCAACGGCTCGCGCTCACCAAACTCGTTGCAGCGTTGGCCATCCCCGTAGACGCTCTTCCAGGTCCGGTGCGTGGGCAGTACGGAATCAAAGGGGCAGTGTCGTGAAGCGGCGTATCGACGCCAGCGCGCCGAGCACGAACCTGGCCGTGTTCGATGGTCGCCGGTACCGGACATCGGCTGCGTGGAAGGCGGCGTTCGATGATTTTCTTGCAGCCCGTGCGGCGTGGTTGCAAGAGAACGACGGCGCGCAGCTACCGCCAATCGATGTGAACGGGGACCAGCCGTTCGACTGGTCTCGGTTCCGGAAATCGACGGAAGGCAGGGAATGACGACGATCACCGGTATCCATGGCACCCGCTCGAGTTCACGGTGGCGGAGCTACCCCGGCCGACTCGATGCACTCAATCTGCGAACGCTGTTTCCGTCGAGCAATCCGCACGGGATCCCGGATCTCGCACCGTCACTGACGGTTCCGGCCAATCTCGCTGCGTGGCATGTCGCGCGTCAGCGTCAGCACGCCGCCGAGACCGGTGGCGCACTGCACTGTTTCCTCGACGACTATCGATTCGAGACGGCGTGGTCCTCACCCGAGCGAGCAGCTCGACGTGCTGTCGCTGTCGGCTGCGCACTCTCGCCTGACTTCTCGCTGTGGCGTGGAATGCCCCGGGCCGCGTCGATCTGGAATGTCTACCGCTCCCGATGGGTGGCCGCGTACTGGCAGGCGCTCGGCGTCGATGTGATCCCCACGGTGTCCTGGTCCGATCGAGAGAGTTTCGACTACGCGTTCGCGGGTCTGGAGGCCGGCGGGACCGTCGCTGTGTCGAGTGTCGGTGTGCGATCGGGCGACGTCGACAGCATTCGTGCATTCCGTGACGGACTCGAGCAGGTTATCGAGCGATTGCGGCCGTCGACGTTGCTCGTCTACGGCAAGCTGCGGCACTGCGAGGGGATCGAGCTGCCGTGTGTGGTCGAGTACCCGACGCATTGGGATCGTCGGCGGCGGCGAGATGCGATCGACGCAGTGTCGGTCGGTGGTCTGTGATGGGCGGCCGTGGCTCGACGGGCCGTGTCGCAGCCGTTGCACCGAGCATCACTCCGCCCTCGGCGACTCCGACACGTGCCAGGTCGGTCGGTGACCTCGCTCAGATCGCGCGAGGTCTCGAAAACAGCGCCGGGGTGGTGAAAGTGATCGACCTCTATGACGCGTCGGGTATGTCGATGGACGAGTTCGCGGACATGCTCCGCGCCGGCCGCCGTAACGACGTGTGGGTGGTCTACGAGCACGCGTACAGCGGTGATCTGACTGCGCGTGAGCGGAAACTACCTGTGATCGGCGGCAACCAGATGCACCGCCTCGAGTTGCTGTGACACTGTGGCCGACGTGAGCAGGTTATTCGTTCGATGCTTTGGTCGATGACCGTTGCGAGGGGTGGCGTGTCAGGCCCCAACCGAGATTTGGCGTCAAACTCACCGCTACCGGGGTGAAGGTGAATTGACCGGTGGCGGAATGCATGAGTGGGTGTAGGTATCCACCACCTGCGCCCCTCAGCGCCGAAACGACAGCCCGCAGGACACCCGTGGAACGGTGCCTGCGGGCTTTGTCGCGCGCCATGACGGGGCGAGGCTCTGTAACGGTGCCTTGACAACGTTGCGGTTACAAGTTATCGAAGCGGTATAAGTTCTGGTTCTGTTCCGGTAGGTTTGGATCATGCCAGCACCGTTGTATCCAAATCCGCCGCTTGAAATGGTCATCCTGGAAGTTCGCCACCCGCGCTCAGAAATTTCCGCGCCAGCGCACTCATACATCAAGGCGGTCATGAGTGGCTTCACTCCGATTGAGCGACTGGAGGCGACCGTCGAGCTTGATTTTTCCCAGGCGGGGCCGGTCCAGCGGCAAACGCAAGTGCGTCGTCTCGTTTCTCGCGACCGCCACACTTCTGTGTCCTTCAGAGAAGAAGCGATCGTAGTCGAAGCATCCGTTTACCAGGGCTGGGAGTGGTTGCGAAGTCTGGTCTCAACCGCGCTGACAGCCCGTCACGAGGTGGTTCCTCTGGACGGTTTAGAGCGCGTCGGGCTTCGATACATCGACGAAATCAGACCTACTCCAAGCGACGAAATAGAGTGGGGTGATTGGGTGTCGGCAGATCTACTAGCCCCCAGTATTAGGAAGTCGCCTGTCGGCATGAGGTTGATGCAACAGCAGAGCGTTGCGCAGTACGAAACTGCTACCGCAGGGCAGACGTTCACTCTCCGATACGGAGTAGCTCGGGGTGCCGCGGTCGTGTCATCGGAGAATCTGCGGCGGCTGAAAGAGCCCCCCAGCAATGGCGAGTTCTTTCTAATCGATACTGATGCAGCGTGGGTCGACCCAACAGGGGCGGTGCCGGAGTTCGATCACAACTTGATTCTTCGGATCTGCGATGACCTCCACGCTCCGATCAAACTCTTGTTCGAGAGTCTGATCACCGACAAGCTGAGGGACGAGGTGCTCGCACGTGAAATCTGATGGCCGAGGAGCGATCACTGGAGGCGACCGCTTTATACTCGCGCCGCTTCCCCAGACCGAGCCAACGACCCGGGGCTTGGTCGACAGGACCCACGTAACTCTTCGGCAGTGGGAACAGCTTGAAGGTCCTGTCAGACAGACGGCCCGCTCGGCCATGCTGATGGACCTTGAGGATAGAACCAGCAAGGCTGATGCAAAGTTGGAACTCGATCAACGAACAAGCGAGCGAGCCAAGTCGCTCCCCTCGGCAGGACTGGACACGCTCAGCGATTTGGGCTTCGCGTGGCGAGACGTAGCTGCGTTGATGGGCGTGAGCGTGGCCGCCGTCAACAAATGGCGCAAAGGTGAAGGGATTACCGGCCCGAATAGGTTGAAATTGGCAAAGCTGTTGGCGCTGTTAGACATGCTTGAGGTTCGATTGGTCGCGGAGCCCGCGTCGTGGCTGGAGATGCCCATTCACGAGGGCGTGTCAGTGTCGCCCATCGACTTGCTGACCGCCAACCGGTATGACCTCGTTCTTGAGTACGCCAACCACACCACGGGTGCAGGTGATTATCAGGCCATTCTGGATGAGTTCAATCCTAACTGGCGGGAAGACTCAGTCGATGAGACGTTCGAGACGTTCGTCGATTCAGAGGGGATCGTCGCTATACGTCCGAAAGCCGCGAGCTGATGAGCGACGAGGATCTGGAGACTCCTGCAACACCCGATGCGCTGTATGCGTACAGGGGGGAGGAGGCGACTCTTTGGCGGCCGCACTTCACCGGAGATGTGTTCCGTGTAGGCGAGACGCTTCAGATCCTCGTCCAACACCCGTGTGCTCTGCGGCGGGGACCCAACTTGCGGGCCGATTTGCTGACAGCCGATGTACGGGAAACGAACGCGAAACCGCGAACGCAGTGGAAGGACCACACCGTAAGTCAGATGCCTCTTCCTGGTCTGTTGGATGACACGGCGTACAACATCGCAGACTTCGATTCTCTCCGCATTGTCCCCGCGGCCGATTTACGAACGGAAGACAGGATTGCGGTGCTCTCGCAGGAGGGCGTGAACCTACTGAGTCAGCGTTGGGTCTACCACAGCAGCCGAGTAATCGTACCGACGCATACTTTCGACCGACAAACGTTCGGCCCCTACAACGAGGCAGACCTTTGCGAAGAATGGGTCACGGATCATCCAAACGGGGCACAGTCTGCGATCGAGTTCGACGCGTGGGTGCGTAGTGGTGATCCGAGTCGACAGTCTCACCTAGGTGATCCGCAGTCAGCGAGTTCAGTTCGTAGGGCCATGCGTTTGCACCTGAGATCGGTGGAGGGAAGCTAGTGCGAACTTCGCCCACCTGAACCATGCACCGTCTCCCTCCGTGCCCGGGTCCCGTGAGCCCACCACTCATTCATCCGAACGACTGAAATGATCGATACCCATGCGTGTGTGAGCATTGAAGCCATGCTGAGATTCGAGTATCGAGATGACACGAATGATTACTGCCCCGACTGCCGCGATCGTCTCAAGTCGCTCAATCAGTTCGAGTCGTTGCTCGGCGGCGTAACCGACCACACTGTCGTCGGTTACGCGTGCAGTGGATGCCCGCGTAATCACACCGTGAGCGAGGTCGAAAGCCGCCGCGGTCCGGGAGCGAACCGTGAGTAGCCCCTCCGCCCCCGAGGGCACTTTAAGGGCACGGTAACTGTGCATACCAGGCGAAAACGCTTGGAACGTAGGTGAGAGTTGGGGCGCTTGACCTGCGCTCTTCGCAACTGTTAGTACCAGGCGGACTGTCTAGCACGTTGGTCCGTATTGAAAAGGTCGAGAGTTCGATTCTCTCAGGCGGCTCGTAGAACCCCCATCCGGACCATCCGGGTGGGGGTCTTTTCGTGTCGGCAGCAGATCCGTGATCGGGATGTCCAAGAATGCGGAGATCTCCAGCAGCTCGTCGACGCCGAATGCGCGCTCGCCGCGCATCTTCTTGGACAGCGCGGACTGTGTGATGCCCAACTTGGGGCCGAACTGCGTCTGAGTGATCTTGCGCCGCCACAGTGCCTGGTGCACGCGCTCTCCCACCAGCTCGTTGACGCTGCGCTCGGGGATCGAATCCATCTCGATGGTCATGGCTAGGACTATACGACACTCGCGACACTAACGACAACAGATTGTGTCGCAGTTGACTCATTACGACGTTTTGGACTACCGTCCCGACTATGGCAAAACGGACTAACACCGATGAGATTCTCACGGCGCGCCAGTTGGCCGACGAGTGGTCCGTCTCCGTTCGCACCATCCAGCGCTACGTCTCGGACGGCCGTCTCAAAGCCGTTCGACTCCCTGGTGGGCAATTGCGCATCAAGCGCACTGACGCAGATTCGGCGACTCTCTCGGCTCAAACAGCCTGACGCACAAAAAGAATGCCCGCCGAGTGGCTGCTCGGCGGGCGACGACACCCACTAGAAGGAGTGAACGTGTCAGATTCCAAGCATAACCCCTGGGCGCGGTACCTGTACCCGCGCCTCATCTTCGCCGCCGTCCTGCTCGGTGGACTTGGGGCCTCCCCGTGGTTCCTGACCGTGATCGGGCAGTGATGGCGACCTATCACCTATCCCACGACATCAGGGCTACCGACGTGTCAGTGCGTCGCGCCCATGCCAGCCCAAACGGTGAACCCCGACTCTGCCTAGACATCGGCGAAGACCTGTCCGTGTACGTCGACGCCGTCGAGTGGGCCGCGATCGCCGACATGGCCGACCTCGCGTTGCAGCAGCCACCGACGAACCACCCAGCAGGAAAGAAGGTCCTCTGATGCCGATCGATACTGACGCGGGATGGACTGCGTACCTGCGTGATTCGCAGGAGATCGAGACCGCTGACATACGCCGCGAACGTCGCGAAGATGCGATCGCGGCCGTTCTCACGATCGTCGTGTTGGCCATGTGCGTTGCCGTCATCGCCCTCGCCTACCTGCCGGGTGATGCGCTGTGAGCGGCACGATCTACGACGGACTCATCCGCTCGGTCCCTGGCGTCGTCCCCTCCGGTGACGGAAAGACGGCCCCGGTCGCAATGCCGCGGTTCGACCGCGACGGCGATCGCATCGCCTACCTGCACTGGACAGAGCTAGTGCGACGTCGTGAGTATCGCCTCGTCGCAACGGATTACGCCTCGATCGACGGTCACCGACTTGTGGTGCACACCCGCTGGACTGGTGTCTCGACCGACCCGGACGCTCCGGTGGGGATATTCGAGACCAGCCTCTTCGCGAACGACGACACCCCGCACGACGGATGGTCACGCAAGTACGACGCGATCGCCGCGGCAGTGTCCGGCCATGCTGACGTGCTCGACGATCTGCGAGCGGGCCGGTGGCCCGCATGACCGACACGCAGCCGACCGTCGAAACGACGGAGCCGGACAAGCCGAAGGAACGCGCAGCGCACTACCGCGGCAACTGCGAAGACATGGCAGGGCAGACCATCCAGGTAGAAGCCGGCCGATTCCTCAAAGCCGTGTCCGCGACCTACGACCTCGAACGAGACCGCACCCGCGTGGTGTTCGAGCGGACCGCCGACCCATCGCGGCCAGAGGTTAAGTGGTTCGACGAGGACTTCAACGAGGTCGACCCGCCCGACGGTGATGTCACTGTCCGCTCCGAGTCGGTGCGCAAGCCCCTGCACTCACCCGAGCAGGTACTCGCCGAGATGGGCAGCATCGTCGAGCTGATCGAGGCGAGCGGAACCGTCAAAGCCGACAACCTCGATCGACTGCACCAGCTCGGCCTCCCGATCCGCGCCTGGCTGATCAAGGATCTCGGGCTCGTGCACGTCGAGACCCTCAACCAGATGGTCGCCGCGGGGATGGTCGACGCGCAGGCCTTCCTCGCCGCGATCGAGAACAACATCCACGGACCAGACGCAGGAGGCCGACTATGACGAACGCAGAAGGCAAGCACTACACGCTGGGTGAGCTGGAGCAGATGAAGGTCACCGCAGCAGCGGGCCGAAATGCGGTCAAGGTTCGCGACGACGCACCGTACGCATACAAGGGCGGTTCTGATCCGTGGGCCGAGCCACTGGCGGGTGGAGTGCAGATCCATGTCGAAACGCTCGCCGCAGCGCTTGCGGAGCTGTCGAAGATGACTCACGAGCTGTTCGATCGGGTCGAGCCGTGCCTCGCTGATCCTGGCGACCGGCAAGACGACGGTGGCGAAAAGCCGAAACGGGTCGCGGACTCGGCATCGCCCCTCCGGAAGGGACTGGTGTCGCTCGAGCAGACAGTCCGAGATCTGCACGACGACGTCGTGTATGTCCTCCGTCGCGTGGAGCTCTGACCATGATGACCGACGAGTCACCGACGCTGATCTGCATCGACGCGATGCAAGAGTCGATGGAGCACCTGAACAAGATGTTCAAGGCGCGCGGCATCCACGATGTTCGCTTCACCCCACTGCCGGAGGCACGGGCAAAGGTGAGGTGGGCGATCACCGCGGCGACCACCAAGGGTCACGTCTATGGCTACACGGGGGAGGCGGTCCCCGAGGCGCAGGAGAAGTCCGAGCACGATGTGGCAATCCTGTTGTCCGTCATCGAAGTAGCTCGGATGCTCGGCTACGAGATCGATCTGGTGAGCGCTCCGACATGAGCGAGCCGATGCGTTGCCGGGACTGCGAGATGCCGATCCGACTCGTCCGGTCGATGACCCGGCCGGACGGGTGGATCGTGCTCGATGCCTCGATGGACACCGACGGCGAAGTCCGTGTTCATCAGCTGCAGTCCGGTGCGCACGGCGAACTACTGCGCGGCGACAACCTCGCCGCAGCCAATGCCAACGGTGAGCTGCTGTGGATGCTGCACCGCCGAAACTGCCTGGCCAACAAACCAACCAACCCCAAGCCCGACCACGTGCAACTGAACTTGCCCAAACGGGCGAACAGACGAAGGAGCTTTCGATCATGACCATCGATACCGCCACCGACGAGACCGTCGACACCGAGCAGGAGTTCGACGGCGGAACTGCCGCAACGCAGCTCGAAGAACTCAAGCCGTCAGTCATCACTGCGCACCCGAAGAATCCGCGTAAGGCGTTGGGAGACATTGCCGAACTCGCCGCGTCGATCAAGGGTGAGGGCATCATCGAGCCGCTGATAGTGACCCCGGCGAAGGGTAAGGGCAAGTACACGCTGATCGCTGGGCATCGTCGTCACGCGGCCGCGAAAAAGGCCGGCCTCAAATCGGTGCCGTGCCTGATCCGGTTCGACCTCGAAGGCGACGACCGGGCGCAGCTCGAAGTGATGCTGACCGAGAACCTGCACCGCTCGGACCTGAACGCGATCGAGGAGGGCTCCGCGTACCAGACTTTGCTTGAGTTCGACGACGTCGACATCAAGGGCCTCGCCTCGCGCACCGGCCACAATCAGAAGACCATCCGCGATCGCATCAAGCTCGCGAACTCACCGGAATCACTGCAGCGCAAAATAATCGCCCGCCAGGTGACCCTGGAGGAGGCTCTCGCGCTCGCCGAGTTTGCAGACGACCAGCAGACGTACGACCGTCTCGCCCTGCACCTCGGTAGCCGCGATTTCCAGGTCAACCTCCAGCGTGCCCGCGAAGCCCGCATGTGGGAGAAGCGCCAGGCCAAGATCACGAAACAGTTGGCGGACCGGAACATTCGTGTCACGACGAACGACGAGCTGTCGCAGGAGGAAAGCGACTCCAACGACATCGAGTGGATTGAACTCGAAGAGGACGAGCGAATTCCGGAGGGTGTGGAGGTCGCGGCGGTGCTCCACGAGAACGCCCACGAAGGCTACATCCTGCACTACAAGCACAAGTTCCCCCTCGATGCCGAGGGCGCACCGGATCGAGCCGTCGTACCGCAGTCGAAGCCGGAGGAAACCCCCGAGCAGATCGAGGCCCGCGAGCAGCGGGAGCGTGAGAAAGCGCTCGACGCTGATCTGCGGACAGCGGCCACCGTGCGCCGCAGGTACCTCGCTGGTGTCGCGGCCGATCACGACGAGGACCTTGCGCTGAAGGCGTTGCGCCAGTTGGTGATGCAGTCGTATGCCACACGTGTCGGAAACCCGTACTACGCGTCGGCAGCTCGTGAGCTGGTCGGCGTGCCACCGTTGACGAAGGACAACGACGACGAGTACGAGACCGTGCAGGTGACCCAGCACGTGAACAAAATGAGCATCGAGCAGCTCGCTGTCACCCTATGGCTGCTCGACCACGTGGCAGAGGAATACCACATGGCCCGCTCGCGCGGCTGGACCATGCCGACCGTCGACCTCACCCCCTGGCAGCAGGAGTTGACCGATCTCGGCTACGAGTACTCGACGGTCGAGCTGTCCATGCTCGAGGTCAGTGACGTCGACGCCGCCGAGCCCGCCGAATCGGCTGCCGCAGAGGACGCCGCAGACGGTGTCGAGGAGTAGACGGTGGCCGATCCAGTTGCCGCGGCGGACAACTGGTGGATCTCGCTACCGCCCGAACGCCGCGTCGGACTCCACCGGTATATCGCAGGCAAACAAGCGGCAGCCGCATCAGAAGGACACGCCCCGGTCGAAGGGCAGATCGAACTCCCGATCCGCACCACCCGACGACCAAAACCCGCCAACGGAAAGGCCCGACAGTGACCGCAACTGAAACACCGCCGTACATCACCACGGTCACCGTCGGCACCAACGACCTACGGCACGCGCTGGTGTCGGTGTCCCGGCACGCCTCGGCAATCCCGGAGATCACGTCCATTCACCGCGTGCGCTTGGAGATCACCCGCACTCACGTGTATGTCGTTGCGACCGACCGGTTCTCGGCCGCGCTGGCTCGGGTCTCGGTCATCGCTCCGGCTGCACCGAACGCCGGCCGAATCGACCTGACTCCGGAGAACGTGAAAGAGATCATCGCGGTATTCAAGCCGAGCAAGGAGAAGGACGACGAGCCGGAGTGGCTGACGCAGATCGAGACCGACGACACCCACGTCATCCTCACCGACGTCTCCGGAATGATCGACGGCAAATCCATCGCGTTCGTCCGCACACCCGTCGACGATGGATTCCCGTCGATCGACATATCGATCTCGCGTGCCCTCGCTGGGGAGCCGGTGTGGCTGGAAAACGTCCACGTCGACGGCTCCCGCATCGCCCTGTTCGAGTCTGCCTCACGCCAGTACAACCGGCCCCTGACGATCGAGTCCCGATCCGGCACCAGCGGCCTGGTCATCAGCTGCGGATCGAGCTTCCTCGGCCTGTGTATGCCGAACCGCACCGACGAGGAGATCGACGCCGCCACGAAGGCTGCGTGGCAGACCTGGCGGGAGACGCTCCCAGATCCACGCTCACCGCTCAACGTCAGTAAAGCGACCAGAGATGCCGGAGCATCCGACGTCGACGTTCAGGACGACATCCTGGGCGACGCGGTGGCACTGATCCGCTCGACGCAGAAGTGCACCCGCGGCCTGCTCCAGAAGCGGCTCCGGATCTCTGCCACGCACGCCGACGAGGTGCTCGGCGAACTCGAAGCCCTCGGCGTGGTCAGCGAGGCCGACGAGGACGACGGGCACCGCTCCGTACTCATCCGCTCCGACGGAACCATCCCCGACACGAAAGACGGTGACTGACATGGCCGATCAACCGGTCAAAACTTATTGGAACGGCGAAGAAACCATCGCTGTGCGCGGGACCGCCGTCGTGGCCGACAACGGACAGTTTCCCCACTATTGGGCAGCACAGGAGGGCATAGTTGGCGAGCGAATCCCCGTCGTTCTCGTCGACTACAACCACCAGGTGTCATTCCTCGACGACCGCACCGGCTGGGGCTGGCACAAAGTCACCGAAGGCCACGGCTCCCCGTCGATCGGCCACAAAGACGTCCAGGTCAAACGGGACAGCTTTCGTCCGACGCGCCATGACCCGAAACTGGATGTGCCCGCATGAACGCCGGACTGATCGCACCCGGCCTCGCGGCCGCGGTGCGCGCGATCAAACCGACGATCACCGTGATCCGCTGCCGCGGCATCGGCGAGCCGATGTCGAAGAACACCTTGCAGACGGTCACCGACCGGCTCGACCCGAAGCGGTTCAAGGTGATCGAGCTGAAATGGTCGGCGTCGTTCGGCTCGGTGCCGAGCCGTGACGGCGACTCGTTCGGTGTGTCCGTCGAACAGGCCGAGCGATTTCTACTGCAGCTGATCATCGACCAGCCCGGCCCCGTCGTGCTGATCGGCTACTCCGGAGGCGCGCAAGTCGTCGGCAACGTCGCCGCCCGCGCCGCGATCAGCCTCCCGGCCGTCCGCGCGAAAATCATTGCTGTCGGCATGATCTCGGACCCATCCCGGCACCACCTCCAGATCGAGGGGCAGGACCGCGGCGGACAGGGCATCATGACCGGACGGTTCGTCCCCGAGGACCACTTCAAGGTCTGGCAGCTCTCCGCATGGGGTGACCCGATCTCGGAGCAACCGAACATCTGGGCCCTCGAAGACCTCGCCGCAGGCATCGAGTTCTGGTCGTTGAAAGATCCGGCCGCGTGGATGAAGGACATCGGCCGCAAGGCATTGGCCGGCCGATTCCGATTCTGGGAACCGCGATCACTCGCATCGTGGGGCCTGGCCTACCAGTGGTCTCTCGGCTACACCCGCGATCACCGCCACACGAGCTACCACGTCGAGCACATCCGCGGCGTGCCCGGACCTCCCCGCACCTACACCGAGCACCTGGCCAAGCTGATCGGAGATCTCGCGTGAGCACCGATGTCACACTCGCTGACCTGATCGCTGAGATCGCGACCGAGTGTGGTCCGACGCTGCGCGACGAATGCACAGCCGCTGAAGCAGCAGAGGTGATCCGTAAGCACTTCGCGGTGATCCCGCTGACCATCCCGACGTCGACCAGCGATCGGGCTACGACATGAGCGACTTTGTGTTCCCCCCGCAACTGCCACGGATCTCGAAAGAACCGGCCCCGGCAATCCGAAAGTTCCTGAACGAGTGGGTTTATGCGGACGAGGGGCTGTGTTGGTGGGCGATCGATCAAGCGGGCATTTTCGCGAATCCGCGAGACACGCCTAGGTGGCGAATCGAGAAGCGGCCGAGCAACGGGTATGTCTGGTGCGGTAGCAAATTCGCCACGTTCGAGCAGGCCCGCGACTACGTCGTCGACCGCATCGCCGCGTGGGTCCGCGGACCCTACGGTCCGCCTGCGAGACGTGCACGTTGGCTGACACTCTCAGACCTCGAGAAGGTGAGCCGCGGCGACCGAATTGCAGTGACCACCGACGACGGTCAGGTGCACGACGGCGTGGTGCAGTCCGTGGCGCAGGCCGCTGACAAGACCACGATCACCGCAACGCGTGCGACGTATCCGCCAGTCGAACGATTCCTCGTTTGCGGGTGCGGCACATGTCAGGCGATCGAGCGAAACCGGCAGACCCGCTCGGCCGACAAGTACTCCGTGCGAAGGCGCAAGGCATGAGCTCCGGTCAGCGGCCGCGTACGCCGATCCACTTCCCTCGCATGAAGTACCGAGCGAGGAAACGCTATCAGCGGGCGTTCGACCCTTCCGTCTGGATGACCGTCCGGGTGGACTTCAAACCGTTCCGCGACACGTTGATGGCCGAGATCTCGAAGATGGTCGAGCAAACCCAACTGCCGCCACTCTGGTACGTGCCGTGAGCACGGTCAATCAGCGGCGAATTCGCCGCATTGCAGCGCGGCGGTACGAACGCGCATCGGAAGTCGCGTGGCGTGACTTCCTGAAGCAAGGCTGGGGCGAGGGCACTCGAGAATGGTCGGTCACCGTAGGCGACATCGAGGCTCGGCTCGCCGCCGACAACGAAATCAACAAACCCTGGTGGAGGTTCTGGCTGTGAACATCATTGAACGACGCGGGTTCTGGGCGCGCATCCGCGACGGTGAATCGACGGAGGCGGCACCAGATCTGGTCACAGTGGCCACCGAGATGGTCGACATGCTCGATTGCGTCGCCGCGTGGAAGTCGAATGCGGAGAGCGCGGTTGGTGTCTCGGTCGATCTCCTCGTCCGCATCGACCGATTCGCGCAGGACGCACATTCCGCTGGCGCAGATCGCGATCAGGCCCTCCAAGCCATCGGCCGAGTCCGGGACCTCATGGACCTGTGGGAAATGGAAGCAATCGACAAAGAGGGCATTGACACTGTCGCAATGATCCGAGATGCATTGGACGGCAGGTAATGACGAAAAAGAAGCCAGAGGACTACTACACCGAGGTCGACTCCGACAAGGCCTACGAGACCCGTTGGAAGACCTCACCGAAGTCGCTCACTGAGCAGGACGCGCAGTGGGACAGGACCGACCGACTTGAAGCGCAACGGGCAGCACGCGCGGCGCAACGGAGGAGCGTCCATGCCGCAACCGCATAACGGCTATTGGGTGGTCCTCGAAACCGGACAGGGCGGCGGAATCCCGGACACCGTGCACGGCCCATTCTGGGATCAGGCGGAGGCAGATGCGGTAGCAACGCTGCAACTGGAGAACGCCCGGCAGCTTGGTAGGGCCGATCGATTTCAGACCGCGTACGCCGACATTGACTTCGACGAGTCGCAATCCGAATTAGCAAGCGGCCGTTGGTGTCAGCATCGCTACCCGCACTCCGAACCATGGATTCTGTGCACCCTTAGCCCCGGCCACGCAGGCAGCCATGCTGCGGCCGGATACAGCTGGGCCGACTGATGGCGATATGCGCGTACTGCCGCAACGGAAAACATCTGCACAGCACGTATCCGGTCACCGGTAAGGACGCGGGTTGCCCGATGATCGCGGGTACCAGCGAACCCTGCGGTTGCTCGGTGCAGATGCCACCGCCTGATCCGTGCCCGACGTGTGGCCACCGTCGTGCGTAGCGCGATCGAGTGTGGCCGCGGCCCGCCCTAATGCGCCGGCCTTTTCTGGTGGGTTCTGCCGTTTTCGACGAGTGAGGGATAGAGATCGATGAGTGTTTCCTACGTTGTGGTGTGTGGCCGTTTCGACGGTGACTGATGGCGTGGGTCCGGTGGGGCGACAATTCGCACGACCACCCGATCGTCATGGGCGTGATGGATCACGACCTGTTCGACGATCGCCTGTTGAACGAAGTACATGGCTTCATTTCCCGGTGCGCGGCCCAATCGGGCTCTCACACGACCGACTACGTCATTTCCCGCGGTTCAGCGGTTCTGATGGCTGGCGCATCTCGTGTGGACGTACTGGTCGAGGTGGCGAAGTTCGCGGGCTACTTGACGCAGATCGAGGTCGAAGGCCGTCGGGCGTACAAGCTCGTCGACGACGACCACGATTTCCTGCACCTGCGGCTCGCCGCAGAGATCGAGTGGGAGAAACAGCGAAAGTCCGACAACTCGAATCCTGCCCTCATCATCCCGGTCCGCGTCCGCGACGGCGACGCCTGCCGCTGGTGCGGTTGCGTCGTCAACTGGGGATCACGCAAGGGTGGCCGAAACGGCACCTACGACCACCTCGTGCCCGGTGAAGCCGCGACCATCGACACCTACGTCGTGTCCTGCGGCTCGTGCAACGCCGCGCGTGGCGACAACAGCAGCGGCAAGTGGGAGCGCCCGCTGCTGCCTGCCCCGAGCAGCCCGTATTTCTCGAAGACCACCGTCGACTGGATTCAGAACAACGAGTGGGCCCGCAACAACGGCTATGAGCCACCAGCTCGCAGCCGCAAGGTAGTTCGACCCGGAGACCCGGCCCCGTACATGCAGGGCCGTTCGACGAGCCTGAGCCCCGCCACGGCGGAGAGTTCGGCACCAGCAGAGGAGCGACCCGGCAACCAGCCGGAGACCGCGGGCGCGCCCGATCCCAGTGACGCCTCTGCATCGCGAACCGACACGAAGTCGGCGACCGCCACGTCGAACACGCGAACCGACACCCAGTCGGCGCACGCACCCACTCCGCGAGCTACCAGCGAAAAGGCCCCATCTGCGGATTCCGGTAGAACCCAGCAGATTTCAGCTGATCGCCAGTCTGCAAGTTCTGACGGCCCTGGTCGGGACGGGGCGGGGCGGGACGGGTCGGGTCGGGACGGGAGCCCCGCTCTTTCAGATACCCAACCTACGAATCTCTCTCCCGCTCCCAGATCTTCCCGTGGTCGTCGAAAACGCAAATCCCGTAGGTCTTCTCAACGCAAGCCGTCTACCCAGCACATCTCAGGAGATCACTCATGACCCGGATGGCAGAGCACACCCGATCGTCCGTCGAAGCAGACCTGCTGTACCTCGCCGAGGGCTGGCCCGCTCTCGTGCGACTGAAGGTCCCCGGCTCGGCGAGATCGTGGGTCGAGCAGCCCCGCAAACATGTTCTCTCCGAATCGGACCTCGAACGCATGGGCAAGAAAGGTGTTCCGCGCCAGGCCCCGGCCGACGTCGGCGTGCTCGATCTGCTCGCCCGGATTGCCACGGTCACACACAACGTCGCACTCTCCGTCGCAGCCCTCGGTCCCGGTGCCTCGACCCTCCGCGATGCACACGAACGCGGCGAACCGTGGGCGTGGACAGACCCGGAGGCGTACCAGTTCGCGGCCCGCTATTTCGGCCGGCACTTTCTGACCACCCGACTGCCGTCGGTCGATCCACGTCCGTGGTTGATGACGACGCGCACGTGGCTCGGCTCGGCGAACGAGGCGGACCCGCAGACGGTCCCGTGGGTAGGGCGCATGTTCGAGCCCATCGTGGAACAGTTCTCGCGCCTGCTCGGCGACGTGCGTGACGGCCAATGCATGAACGGCGTTTGCCCGTGGTGTGGCGGACTGGTGGCCGACGGCGTGGTCGGAGTCAAGACGATGCGGGTCCTGCATCCCGACGTCGACGACGAGTCGTCCGAACCACTGATCGTGTGCTTCGGTGTGCGCTGCAGTCCACCGGGCGAGGCGTGCGGCCGACTGTGGGAGGGCAAGCCCGCGTGGGGCAAACGAGAGTGGGAGTGGCTGGCGTCCCAACTCGTAGACCTCGAGGAGCTGGCGCTCGAAGCCGTCGAGGACTGGGCGTCGGCAGGTCTGCGTGCTGCGCACCGGGCATACCAACACGGTGTGCGTACCGACGTCGTCTGCCTCGGCGAGACCGACTACCAACGTCTGTCCAAGCAGCGAGTGCGAGCCAAAGCCGAAGTGTCGTGAGTGGTCTCAAGGACGTGGGCAGTGTGGCAATGGCTCGGCTCAACAAGAACACCCCGGCACTGTTGGTTCCGTGCGAGGGCTGTCGCCACATCAGCTACGTGCATGTCGAGCAGGAGGACGGCACCCGATCCTGCTGGACCGGAGGGGCTTCCGGCTGGTGCGACTGCCCCGAGTACGTCGCCCCACCCCACCTCCAACACGCCCGCACCCCGTGACCAGTTGCGTTGCGGTTATCCACAGGCTAATGTCCACTGCGTCGAACCGTCATGCCCAAAGGCTGGCGGTTCGAGGTGTTTCCGGGGGTGTGCGACCCGCGGGTCATTGCGCAGACACCGCACCCTCCGGACAACACCACACGGAGGTGCAGCAGTGACCGACCGCTGGGCAACCTCCACTCGACGTGCTCGTCTGCCGAAGGACTGGAAGCAGCGAGTGTCAGCTACTCGACACCGAGCAGGCGGACGGTGCGAGGCCCGCCTACCCGACGGCACCCGTTGCACCGCAGCCGGTACCGACTGCGACCACGTCATTCCAAACGACGATCACCGTCTCTCGAACCTCCAGTGGTTGTGCCATCCACACCACGAGGACAAGACCAAGGGCGAAGCGGCCGCGGCTCGGCACAAGCACCGACGACAGCGACCGGATCGTCCCCACATCGGCCTACTGCCAACCGCTGCACCTATCGATCGGAATACCCACTCGTGAGAGGAACGACGCCCATGTCCGAAGAGGTCGGATACTTCGCACTCGACGCAGGTCAGCAGATCCACGCCCCGATCGTGATCACCGAGGGCGGCATAGCCATTGGTGGCACCGCCGTGCCGGGCATCATCCTCGACGGCGAGGTAGTCATCAACCCAATCGGGGTCGACCCGTCGAACCTGCGAACAGTGACGGTGAAGTTCGCAGCCGAAGGCGGTGTCGTGCTCAACGCAGGTCTCGGCCTCGACCCCCAGCCCGACGGATCGATCCGGGTGTCGTCCAGGCCTGGTCGAGAAGCACCGACTACGGCCGAGGGGGCGGGACCCCCTCCCCCTGACGTCTCGGCGACCTAGGGGCATAGTGACCGCCTGTATGTACGGGTTTCAGAATTTTTTACCAGGTCAGAGGGTGTTTTCGAACTCGATCCACCATCTCGATCGAGACGGGTTTTCAGCGAAACCGAGGCATTTTAGGTGGTCGGACGAATAGACCCACTGGCGGCCAATGAGCCATTGTCTACCGAATCATGTTGCATATCAACGCTATTCAAATCAACCGGTGGGGACTAGTCAGCAGCATGTTCCGGCCGTTCACAACTCGAGAGGGTTTTACATGCCAGTACAGACGTTCCGAAAGAAGCCAGTCGAGATCCAGGCTATTCAGCTCGGGGCCTTGAACGCGGCTGCCGTCGAGAGTTTCGTCGGCGGTGACCTCGCAAACCACCCAGAAGGCGGGGTGATGATCGCGACACTCGAAGGCTCCATGCGGGCGAGGCTCGGCGATTGGATCATCCGCGGCGTCAAGGGCGAGTTCTACCCGTGCAAGCCTGACATCTTTGCAGCAACGTACGAGTCCGTCGAGTAGTGCAAGAGCCGCAGAAGCTCCCTGGGATGATCGGCCGCGGCGATCTGGTGATCGACACAACCGAGCCGATGCGTAAGCGCGTCGTGTGGACGGTGCTCGCGATCGATCAGGACATGCTCTGGCTGAAAGATGCTGGCGCGTCGTTCCCGAAGTACCGGACGACGCATTCAGGGGATTGCTACATCGTCAGGGGGTGAGCTGGTGGGCGCACGTGGTCCTACACCGAAGCGCTCGGACAATCGAGTGCGGCGCAACGTCACCGACGAGAACGGCGTCTCGACGAAGATGGCCCCGGCCGCGATCAACGTCAAGCCTCCCGCCGAGGATCGGGCGTGGCATCCGGTGATCAAGGGCTGGTATCGGTCTCTGAAGGAGTCGGGCCAGTCGGTGTTCTACGAGCCGTCGGATTGGCAGGCGGCGCGGTTCCTGGCGCACTACGCGTCGAAGGTGCTCCGGGCTGCCGACGACAAGGATGACCCGACGCCATTGCGGGCGGCGTCCATCGGCCGAATCTGGTCGATGATGGGCGATCTCATGACCACGGAGACCTCGCGTCGTCGTGCTCGGGTGGAGCTGATTCGTCTCGGCCTCGATCCGGGCGAGGGCGACACGGGCGGTGACGAGCCAGGCACGGAGGTCGTTGATATCAGTGACTACCGGGCTGCTTACGAATGAGGCTCTAGCGCTCGAACAGGCCGAGATCCCTCCGGGGTATTACCTCGGGCCTACGGAACGCGATATGGGCGCGTGGCTGACGCTTCCGTGGCCCGGAGACCACGCTCTGCCGTTCGCTCACCCGTCGCGTCTGGAGCTGCTCCCGCTCTCGGTCGGTCCGCATCTGGTGCGGTGGGCCGAGCGGTGGTTGCAGCATCCGCTCACGGGCGGGCCGTGGCGCTTCACAGTGGGCCAGCGACGGTTCATGCACCTCTGGTACTCGATCGACGACGACGCTCGGAATCTGTACCGCTCAGGAGTCAAACGCGGCGCGAAGGGTACGGGTAAGGACCCGTTCGCGGCCGCGCTGGCGCTCTGCGAGCTGTGCGGGCCGGTCGAGGTCGCCGACATCGACGGATCGATCGTCAAGGCGAAGCGGCGGCACTGGTCGCTGGTGCAGATCGGCGCGAACTCGCAGGATCAGGCAGCGAAGGTGCTGGCAGTCGCGAACGCGATGATCACACCGCGGATGCGGCTGGCGTACGGGCTCGATCCGGGCATCACCCGAACGGCGATGAGCAACGGCAGCAAGATCGAGCTACTCAAGGCCTCGGAGAAGTCGTCCGAGGGTGACCCGCCGACGGCGCTGTTCCTCAACGAGTCTCACCACATGCTCGCGTCGAACGGTGGCCACAAGATCGCCAACGTGGCACGCCGCAACGTCGGTAAGTCGCCGAAGGACATCGGCGCTCGATTGCTGGAGCTGACCAACGCGCACGCTCAGGGCGCAGACAGCGTCGCCGAGGGCTCGTACGACGCCTGGCAGACGCAGGTCTCCGGCAAGACCCGCAAGCGAGACATTCTCTACGACTCGCGCGAAGCCCCACCGGGACTGAACATGTGGGACGACGAGCACGTCATGCGCGGACTGCGCGCGGCCTACTCCGATGCCCCGTGGTCGGACCTCGAACGGCTCCGGGACGAAGCGCAGGACACACGCACACCGGTCTCCGAGTCGATCCGCTACTACTTCAACGGTCTCGCCACCGCCGAAGACGCGTGGGTCGATCCGGTGAAGCTGAAAGAGCTGGCGCGGCCGACGTGGATCATCGAGCCCCGCGATCGGGTGGCGTTGTTCCTGGACTGCTCGAAATCCGGTGACGCGACGTGCATCAGCGGATGCAGGCTGTCCGACGGGCACGTGTTCTCACTCGGAGAGTGGTCACCGAAGCACGGCGAGAACCCGGAGGGCTGGCTCGCGCCTCGCGAAGAGGTCGAGGCCACCTGCCGGGAGAACCTGCTCAAGCTCAACGTCGCGTGGTTCGGGATCGACCCGTCCCCGGCGATGGACGACGAGAAGGAAACCAGCTACTGGATGCCGATGATCGACGACATTCACCGCGACTTCCGACATCGGTTGCCCCTGTGGGCAACTCCAGGGGCAGGAGGCCACTCGGTGCTGTTCGACATGAGGCTGTCCCAGAAAGGCGCGAAGGAGCGCAACCAGCTGTTCACCGAGGCGGCAATGCAGACCGCGCAAGACATCGACGAGGACGGCACGTTCACCTTCGACGGTGACCCGATCGCCATGCGCCACGCGATCAATGCTCGACGCCGGCCGAATCGGTGGGGCGTGTCGGTCGGCAAGATCTCGCGCTCGTCGACCAAACGAATCGACTACGCGGTCACCATGATCGGTGCACGCATGGGTCGCCGAATCGCATTGAACTCGAACAAGGTTGGTTCGGGTTCAGGAACAGGACGAGGTGGTGTGTTGTGACCGTCAGCCAGATCACCGCTCCGGACCTGTCCGGGCAGGAACACGCCTACCTCGCGCGAATGCTGGCTCAGCTGGACGCGCGGCAGGCAACGAACAAGCGCCGTATCGAGTACTTCGGACGCGAGAAACGGCTCCGCAAGTTCGGATTCAGCGTTCCCCCACCGCTCCGCAAGCTCGCCCCGATCCTGGGCTGGCCGGAGAAGGCCGTCACCGGTGCTGCGCTCCGGATCAACTGGGAAGAGTTCGTCGTACCCGGCAAACCCAAGGGGGACGACCGAATTCGACGCATTGTCGACGACAATGCCCTGGAAGTGGAGATCCCGCAGGCGCACGTGTCTGCTCTGCAGCTCGGTCCCGCATTCGCATTCGTGACCGCGGGCGACCCCAGCCGCAACGAACCTGCCGGGATGATCTCGTATCGGTCGGCGCAGACCGCGACGGCGTTGTGGGACAAGCGGAGCCGCAGGGCGATCGCGGGTCTGTCGATCGTCGATTGGTCTGACACCGGTCAGCCCGCGGTGATGAACATGTACCTGCCGCGCGTAGTGATCACGCTGACCCGCATGAACTCGGGGTGGAAGGTCACCAGGGTTGGTCACTCGATCAACGAGGCACTTGTGACGCCCCTGGTGCACGATCCGTACCTCGATCGTGAGTTCGGGTCGTCGCGCATCACGCAGACAGTGATGGATCTGACGGACATGGCGGCGCGCACCATGCTTCGCGCCGAGGTGTCGGGTGAGTTCTTCTCGTCGCCGCAGCGTTACTTTCTCGACCTCACTCGGCAGCAGTACGACCGCATCGTCGAGGGCGGCGGGTGGCAGTCGATTCTGGGCAGCGTCTTCGCGACCGAGGTCGACGACTCGGTGCAGCCGAATCCGAACGCCTCGCAGTCCAAGGTCGGGCAATTCCCGCAGCAGTCACAGGAGCCGCACATTGCGCAGTTGCGCTCGATCGCAACGATGTTCGCCTCCGAGACGTCCCTGCCCCTCAATTCGCTGGGCATCGTGCAGGACAACCCGGCATCGGCGGAGGCGATCCAGGAGGCCAAGGGCGACATGATCGGCATCGCAGAGCGTGCGTGCAAGGTCTTCGACTTCGGCCACCGTCGGACGATCCGACAAGCGTTCATGGTCGCCGAGGGTCTGTCGCAGGTGCCGGACGATCTGCTCGGTATGCGCTCTCGCTGGACAAACCCGGCGACGCCGACACTGGCCGCTCGCAGTCAGGCTGTCGTCGAGCAGGTCCGAGAAGGCATCCTGCCTCCGCACGATCCGGTCACGTACGAGCTGCTCGGCTACGACCAGATCACCATCGATCGCCTCGTCGAAGCGTGGGGCAAAGCACCGTCGGATGCTCAGCGACTCGCTGACGCTCTGTCGCGGCAGACGCAGCCCACATTGCCCCCTGGTGGCGCTCAGACGGCGCTCACGGCCTGATGGCCGAGACGCGGCTCGGTGCGGCTCTGACGGACGCTCACCGGATCGCGCAGGTTCAGCTGTCCGGCGAGGCGGTCGCCGCATCGCGATTGCTGTTCTCGACTCTCGATCCGAGTGACCTAGCGGGCACCAAGCCTGAGTGGATGGCGTTGCAGATGACGCTGATGAAGTACTACGACGAGAAATCGGCCGGCCTCGCCGAGTCGTATCTGTCGGAGTACCGCAGCGCGGAGATCGGAACCTCGGTGGGGCCGGTCGCTGGTGTCGACGACTTCGACGCCGAGCGCGTAGCGCGGTCGATGGACGCGATGGGACCCGGAAAGCTCGTGCAGTACTCCGGTCCCGACGTCGAGCGGCTGGGCGCTCGCTCGGCCGCATTGGTGTCGGACCAGGCGTTCCCGCGACTCGCGGGCGCTGTCCGGCGTCATGTGCTCGGCGGCGGCAGGCGCACTCTCGCCGAGTCCGCGCGGCGCGACAAGCGCGCTGGTGGCTGGCGGAGGGTTTCGGACGGTAAGCCGTGCGCGTTCTGCGCGATGCTCGTCACCCGCGGCCCGGTCTACTTCTCGGAGGAGACCGCGCTCGGGATGCGTAAGTATCACGACGACTGCGGCTGCGGTGCCGAGATCGTCTACGGCACCTGGACTCCGACGAAGCTCGAGCAGCAGTTCATCGACGCGTACGACGACGCTGCGGACGCGGCCTCGGCCGGTGAAGGTATCCGGGTAGCCCCGACGGCGAGCAATCCTCGCGACACGGTGCTGCATCGGATGCGCCGAAATGATGCTGAGCTGTTCAGCGATTCGGTGATCCCGAAGCCTGAACCGTCGATCGTCGGGGCGCGGACTCTGACCGAGGACGAGGGCCGGGCGCTCGGCAAGCGCGTCTGGTTCGACTTCGCTGACAACGTCGAACCGGTTGACGCGCAGATGGTTCGGATCTACACCGGCAACTCGTACGGTGCGATCAACGGTGCCCTGCGAGAGGGCGACTTCGCATACCTGTCGCCCAATCAACGCGACTCGATCGACGCTCTCGATCGAGTGATCGACGCCGCGCCGCGTGTGCCGGAGAAGATCACGGTCTCGCGCGCGGTCGGTGCGGACGTGTTCGGGCTGAACCAGGACTCGGACCTGTCGACGGTGCTCGGTGTCCCGTTCCGTGACGATGCATTCGTCTCGACGGCGCTGCAGTCCAAGCTCACCTACCTCGAACGCAACGAGGTCGAACTGCGACTCGACGTTCCCGCGGGGACGCAGGGCCTGTACGTCTCGGCGCACGAGCGCGGCGACAAATCGCTCGCGGTGTTCGGGCCCGAAGAGAATGAACTCATCCTCGGTCGTGGTATCGAGTACGAGTTCGACGACGCGTTCGTCGAAGACGGCAAGCGCGTGCTCGTCGGTCGAATTCTGCGGCAGAACGGAGTCACTCGTGGGTAGTCTCAGCGACCCGTCGAACTTCGGTGCCGAACCGGTCGATCCGCTCGCCTACCGCTATTACGGCGGCGAGCGGGTCGGCACGGGCAGGTGGGCGCTCATTCCGGGTCTCGGAATGCTGTGGACCGACGACGCCTCCGCGTTGCAGCTGTCGCGGATCGACGGCGCAGATCTGGTGGCCGCGAATGCACTCCGAAAGCTGCTCCACACCCTCGCACGTGACGGCATTACTGCCACAGCGGCATTCGACTCGATCGTCGCTGATCGCGACGCGACGGTGACCAGCGGAGATCTCAGCTCTCTGCAGTAGACGCTGATCGTTTCAGCGTCCCATTCTCCCCAGCCGGTGAACTACTCCGCGGCTGGGTTCGCTCACGGTCGGCGACAACAGACCGGCATCTCGCCCACGGCCAGCGATCAATGGCCGGACTTTGCCGACGGGCTCACGGAAAGAAGGAATCACGATGGGGATCAACACTCTTGCAGGCTCGACACCTCGCGCTCGACTGGTCCGCGGGACTGCGCCGCAGTGGTCGCAGCAACCACGGCAGCAGCAGTTCGGGGCCGACGACGGCGCTGCTGGCGGCGTTGGCGGCAGTGAAGGTGGTGAGGGCGGCAAGAGCGGCGACTCTGCGGGTGCCGCAGGTGCTGCTGGTGGTGGCGCGGGCAGCGGCGGTGAAGGCGGTAAGGCGACCGAGTACACGCCACCTGCCACTCAGGCCGACCTGGACAAAATCATCCAGGACCGGATCGAGCGCGCGAAGAAACCGTTCGCCGACTACGACCAGCAGAAGGCCGACGCCGAGAAGTGGCGACAGGCCGAGAAAGAGAAACTGCCGGCCGAACAGCGAACAGCGCAGGAGATCGAGGAGCTCCGACGCGAGAACGAATCGCTGAAGTCGGCGCAGCTCCGGTCCGACGTCGCCACAGCCAAGGGTGTTCCCGCACAACTGATTACCGGCTCGACCAAAGAGGAACTCGAAGCGGCTGCGGATGCACTGCTCGCGTTCCGGGGACCGGTAGCCGGTAGCCCCCTCGTGGACAACGAGAACGCCGGTACCTCCGGCTCAGGCAACAACAATTCCACTGACTGGCTGGGTAACGCACTGCGTGACCGGTCGTAACCGAAAGGAACACTCCCATGGCGGGTTTCGCCAACATTCAGGGGCGCGCTGATATCGCGGAAGCGCAGATGCCCGATCAAGTCATTCCCGAAATCATCCAGGAGGCGGCGAAATCGTCGGTGATCCTGAACCGCGCGCGCCGCATTCCGATGTCGAAGAAAAAGGCCAAGCAGCCGGTGCTGGCGAGCCTCCCGGACGCGTACTGGGTCAACGGAGACACCGGTCTCAAGCAGACCACGAAGATGGGCTGGAAGGACACCTACATCACGGCCGAAGAGCTGGCCGCGATCGTGCCCATCCCCGACGCCTTGATCGACGATGCCGACGTCCCGCTCTGGGACCAGGTCAAGCCGTTGCTCGCCGAGGCCATCGGCCTGGCGATCGACCGGGCCGCGATGATGGGCATCAGTAAGCCCGACACGTGGCCGACAGCGATCATCCCCGGCGCGATCGCCGCGGGCAACGTCGTCGCGGAAGGCTTCGGTGTCGACCTCGGTGTCGACGTCGCCGAGCTGGGCCGCAAGGTGGCTCTCGACGGGTTCGGTATCAACGGATTTGCATCCGAGCCCGGTCTGAACTGGCGACTGGTCGGGCTGCGCAACGAGCAGGGTAACCCGATCTACGGCCCGTCCATGGCCGAGGGGCAGCCCTCGACTCTGTACGGCTACCCCCTCAACGAGGTCACCAACGGTTCGTGGGACCCCGCGGTCGCCACGCTGCTCGGCGCGGACTGGAGCAAGTTCGTTGTCGGTGTGCGCCAGGACATCACGTACGACCTGTTCAAGGAAGGTGTCATCTCCGACGCCGACGGCAAGGTCGTGCTGAACCTGATGCAGCAGGACACCAAGGCGCTCCGTGTGGTCATGCGCGTCGGTTTCCAGGTCCAGAACCCGCTGACCCGACTCAACAAGGTCGATGCCACCCGCTACCCCGCGGGCGTCCTCGTACCTGTCTAGGAGGCAATGATGGCTGTCTACATCGATCCGGACGGCAACGAGGTCGTCGTCACTCAGAAGGCGGGCAGGCGCTCGCTGGAGATCCTGGGATACGTGCTGATCGAGGGCGATCCCGACGACCCCGACGACGAGGATGCCGAGGAAGGCATCGCGGCCCCATCGTTGACGCCTCCCGCCACGGAGCCTCGGTACAGCGACGTGCTCACCCGAGAAGATCTGCACGGCACTCCACCGGCCGTGCCGGTCGTCAACGATCCTGCCGAGCGCGGTGATCTCGGGGGTGGTGTCGTCGAGACCGAGCAGGCACCGCTCGGCGTGCATCTCGCTCCCGATCCGGAGCCGACCGGCGATCCTGCCCCGTGGGCCGACGACGTGGCCACCGAGACGGCTCCGGACGTTCCCGCCGATGACAGCGAGACGGCCGCTGTCGACGTGGAACCTGCTGTGACGGAACCGGAACCGGAACCGAAGCCTGCTCCGGCGAAGCGCACGGGCGGGCGGCGTGGCAGCAAGGCTGCCTCGGACGACTAGAGCGGAGGCTGACTGTGGCTGACGACGACTCGAATCCGACGTACGCCACCCCGGTCTACGTGCTCGATCGGTGGATCGGCTCGGACAAGCCCACGTCGATGGAGCTGGTGCAGTTCTGGCTCACCGAGGCGCAGGATCTGCTGTACTCCGATCGGGAGTTGGCAGACCTGGAGGATCGGCTCACCAGAGATACGAGCGGCAAGCTCGCGAAAATGGTGATGATCGCCGAACGGCGGATGGTGACTCGGGCGATGAAAAACCCGGACAACATTCGTCAGGTCAACTCCACCACCGGTCCGTACACCGACAGCAGCACGTTGGCGACGGAGACGTTCACCGGGCTCGAAGTCACTGCGTCCGAACGGGATCTGCTGTCCTCGTCGTCCGGGTCGCGTGCTGGTACCGCCAGCACGCTCCCGCACGACGTCCCGCTGCACCCACTGGCCGGGGCATGGGTCAATGGCCCCGGCCAGTGGGCACCAGGAGAGCAGGACTGATGGGCCGGTTCCGTCACCCGATCACGGTCGTCGCGTACGAGCCGGTCGTGACCGGGCGCAATGCCCACGGCGGCGAGATCGTCGGTTATCCGGTCGGCGAGGACATCGAGGACTGCGCGTTCGCGCCACTGCCGCAGTCCGAAGAGTCGCTCGAGCAGTTCCGCGACAAGGTCATCGACTACGGCCATCTATGGGGTCCGTTCGATGCTCGGATCGAGCGGCGCTGGAAGGTCGACGTGCCGGGGTACGGATCGTTCATCGTCTCCGACCAGGTGGAGCGGTGGAAGAACCCGCACAACGGCCGTGAGCCTGGTTTCGAGGCGCACCTGAAAGATGTGGAGGGATAACCGATGTCGCAGCAGTCGACCGAAGATCAGATCTTCCCGCCACAGGGGCCGCGCAAGCAACTGTTGGTGATGCACGCTCAGGGTGAAAGTCGGTACGACACCCGCAACTTCACCGTCGACGACAAGTCAGCGGTGTTGCTGGTGTTGACCGACGGACCGCCTGGCCGCGTGGAGACCATCGCGGCGTTCAATCGCGAGTTCTGGATCGCGGCGATGTTCGTCGACGCGGTCGAGGAGGTGGCTCACGATGCCGAGGGGCGGTGAGTTCGTACCTCACCCCGGCGCGTACGGCGAGATCCTGTCCTCGCCGGGGGTCCGCGACATGATCGACGGCGCGGCCGCGAGCGCGGCACGGCGAGCCGGTTCGGGATTCGACTGGAACTCTCGGCAGGGCACGCGGCGGTGGCGAGCCATCGTGTATCCGGCGACGCACAGTGCACGCGCTCGCAATGCTCGGGACAACAGTCTGATCGTCGCTCTGAATGCGACGTCGGTGTGAGCGCCCTGGTGGTGCCTCACCCCGCTCAGGCGGTGGCGATCACGGCGGTGACGGAGCGGTTGCCGGCCGAATACGCCAGCGCGTGGGTAGCGGGTGAGATCCCGGACAAGCGTCGGCCGCTGATGGTGCGAATCACCCGGATTCCAGGTGGCGGTGTTCCGCACCACGGCGCGACCGATCACGCCAACTACATCGTCGAATGCTGGGCCGCCGATGAACCTGCGGCCGAACGGTTCTCGACCTACATCGGGGCGCTCTGGCGTTCACTGCCGGGGCAATGGGCTGCCGGTGCGTTCATCCGGTATTCCCGGTGCACGGCCGCGTACTCGTGGCCTGACCCCGACCAGTCCCGTCACGATCAAGCCCGGTGGCAGTTCACCGCGGAGCTGGACATCAAGGTCGACTGACTCGACCTGCTCGATTCTCTTCCCTCTTTCACGTGGCCCGGTGCAACGACGCCTGAAAGGGACCTGATTATGGTCAACGTTCGCAATTCCTTCGTAGCAACACCTCCCGTCGACGGCGGTGTCGTCCACTCGGCGGCCCTCGGTGAAGCAGAATTCCCCGAGACTGCGCTCGCAACACTCGACCCGAAGTTCAAGGCCAACGATCATGGCGCGCTCAGCGACAGTGGTCTCTCGCTCAACAAGGCTCGATCGACTCAGAAGGTCCGCATGTTCGGCGGCGCGACGTTCCGCGAGCCGCAGACCGAGTACGACGAGACGCTGACGTTCGCGTTCCTCGAGGACGACAACATTGCTGTCCTCAACAGCGTGTTCGGCGAGGCCAACGTCGAGGTCGAGGAGGCCACGGCCAACGGCCAGCACAAGAAGATCTACCACACCTCGGAGCAGCTCCCGATCCGTCACTGGATTGCCACAGTGATCGACGGGGTCAAGACCAAGCGGTACCTGATCGAACACGGTCAGGTCACCACGACGGCCGAGGTCGTCGACGTGCACTCGAATGTCACAACTCACCAGATCACGCTCACCACCTACGCCTCGACGAACCCGGACTTCAAGGGCGCGCACGTCGTCGAGCTGCGGCACGACGGCTCGATCGTCGCGGTCGCGGGCGGAAACCTGGTGCAGGGGATGCAGCTGCGTGCTGCCTCGGTCGACGAGGACGGCGAGCCGGTTGCTCTCGACGCGCCCGACTCCGCGACCACGTCGGAATCCGAAGGGGCCACGGCGACGGCCGACGCCGACGCTGCTCCGACCGCGGAGAAGGTTGCGACCGGCAGTGCTCAGGCTGCGTCGGTCGATCCCGCTGTGGCCGAGGCTGATTCGACGTCGAGCGCGCCCGCGCCGACGGCCACGACCGCTACTGCTCCGAAGACAGCGACGGCGAAGTCCACCTCGACGTCGAGCAAGTAGCACGACTCACCCGGCAGGGGTGATCAGTCATCCCTTGCACCGGGCCTGCCCCTGTCGGGTGGGACCTAGTACGGGCTCGGTGCCCCCATTTTCCGCTGTTCACAAATTGATCGAGAGGCCTGGTGCACCATGGCATTTCAGTACACACCCAACAAGATTCCGATGTTCCCGGTGGAGGTATTCCGCGAGGGCGTCAAGAAGCCTGTCGTATTCGAGGTCCCGTTCCTCGGGTATGTCGCTCCGGAGATTCACGAGGAAGTCGACAGGGTCATCACCGACCGCATCTTCGAGGTGCAGCGGGTCCGCGACGAGCGCAACAAGAATCGTGAGCCGCTGCCGGAGATGGACAAGAGGATTCAGTACCCCCGGCAGACCGAGGTGATGCAGGAGCTGTTCAAGCGACTCAACCCGGACCTGGCGGAGGAGACGGCGACGTGGCCGATCACCCCGCTCAACGAGCTGTGGGATCAGTGGGAGAAGGCGTCCCTTCCGGCTGACCTGGAAAAATCCGAAGCCTCCGAGCCCTCCTCCGAGGAGAAGGCGTAGCGGGGGCGATCCGCTCCGATCTGCTCCGCGCGGGCAGATCACTCGACGAGGTCGGCCGCACACTGTCGTGGGCCGACCTCGACGCATTTTTGCAGAACCCCATCGGCGTCACGGCTTACGGGCTGCTCGACGATCCGATGGCGAAGTTCGACGATCCGGTCATCGAGCGGCTGACGTCGATCGAGGATTGGCTCGAAATGCTGCACTGGCGTGAGATCGGTTCCCCAGAGAATCACACGCCGCTCGGAGCCCGTGGCTGGCATCGGCGCGTCTTGATGGCCGGTAAGGCCGATCAGGATGCACCGAAAAAGCCGACTGGCAACGACATTCGTGCCGAGATTGCACGACGAGAGCAGCAGCACGCGGATGGCGTGGTGCCGATCACCGAGGCCAAGAGCAGCCGCAAGGGCAACCCGAAAGCGGCAGCGATCCGAGCCGAACTCAATCGCCGGATGGCAGCCGCGCAATAGCGAGACCCACTGAAGGGGGCGAATCCCATTGACCGAGCTTGGCGTTGGATACATCAGCATCGTGGGCGAGACGTCCAAGCTCGGCCCCTCGATCTCGTCGGCTCTGAACTCTGCGCAGGCGGGTGCGGAGAAGTCCGGTCAGGGGATGGGATCGAAGCTCGCTCGCGGTCTCGGCGCGTCGCTGAAAGTCGGTGCGCTGGCTGCCGGTTCGGTGGCGGGTGCGGTCATCGGCACCGCCCTGACTCAGGGTATGGGTCGTCTGGTCGCGATTGACGACGCCAAGGGCAAGCTCTCCGGTCTGGGCCACGACGCACAGTCAGTGGCCACGATCATGGATTCGGCTCTGGCGTCGGTCAAGGGCACCGCCTACGGCCTCGGCGACGCGGCGACCATCGCAGCGTCCGCTGTGGCTGCCGGTATCAAGCCCGGCGAGGAACTGCAGAAGTACCTCTCACTGACCGGTGACGCGGCGACGATCGCCGGTACCTCGCTCGAAGAGATGGGGTCGGTTTTCAACAAGGTTCAGTCCTCGGGGACGGCCTTCACCGACAACCTGAATCAGTTGTCCGACCGCGGTATTCCGATCTTTCAGTGGCTCCAGGACGAGTACGGCGTGTCCTCCGAGGCGCTGTCGAAGATGGTCAAGGCCGGGGAGGTCGACTCGGCGACGTTCAAAAAGGTCATCGAGGACAACATCGGGGGCGCTGCTCTCGAATCCGGTAAGACGCTGCGTGGTTCGTACGAGAACACCAAGGCCGCTCTCGGCCGCGCGGGTGCGAACGCGATCGAGCCGTTCCTGCCGATGATCAAGGATGGCCTGAAGCAGGTCACGTCGTTCGCCGACAAGATTGCGCCACAGGTCCAGGTCGGGGCGAAGGCTGCGGCCGAGGGACTGTCGCAGATGGGGTCCGCGTTCGTCTCGTCGGGTGAGTCAATCGAGGGCTCGGGAACGAAGATGGAGCGCCTCGGTGCCCGTCTGCGGATGGTCACCGACGGCGTGCAGGGTGTGTGGTCGATCCTGGCGAAGGGTGAATTCGCGGGCTCGAAGATGACGTTCGGGCTCGACGAGGACTCGAAAGCTGTCGACGTACTGTTCGATATTCGCGACGGTGCGATATCGGCGTACGACGCTGTGTCCAAGTTCTTCTCGGGCTCGGCGGGCGAGCAGGTGGCGTCAACGTTTGAGGCGATCCAATCGGCCGGCGAATCGGCGTCGACGTCGATCGACGACGTGGGCAGTGTCTCCGACCGCGTCGGTGGCATGGTCGACAAGCTCACGTCGTCGGCGGCATCCCTCGGCGGCTCGCTGATCGGGCTGGGCGGGGACACGGCGACCGTTGTCGCGTCAGGTGTCAACGTGCTCGGGTCCGTGATGGGCTTCGCGGCCGACAACGCCGACTTGCTCGGGGTCGCGCTCGGCGGTGTCGCGGTGTCGATGGCAGCGGCGCAGGTCGTCGAGACCGGCTACCAGGCCGCACGTATCGCGAACGCAATCATGATGCCCGCGCAGATCGCGGCGCAGATGGCGCTGACGAACGCGCTGATCAGCCACACTGCCGCGCTGCGTGCCGACATCGCTGCCAACGGTGCTGCGGTCCCGGCCGAGCGGCTCTCGCTCGCGGCACGCCTGCAGTCCGCTGTGGCCACGCGATCGCAGGCCTTGGCCTCCGGTGTGCGCACAGCGGCTCTGCGCGGCGAGACGACGGCCCTGGGTGCCTTCGCTGCCGCGCAGCGCACAGCGGCAGCGTCGTCGACCGGTTTGGCTGGGGCTGCCCGGTCCTCGGTCGCAGGTGTCGCCACTCTCGGTGCTCGCGCTCAGGGTGTGGCCACCGGTGGGCTCTCAGCTCTGCGCACAGGCGCGGGCAAGGTCTCGTCGTTCCTCGGTGGCGGCGGCGGATTCATGATTGGCATCGCGGCCGCTATCGGCGGCGTCATGGCATTCAACTCGTCGTCGGACAAGATGTCGAAGGGCCTCGACGCCACCCGGTCCGCGGCGAGCAATTTCTCGAAGTCCATGGTCGGATTCCGCGAGGGCCTCGACGACGCATTCGGCGAGTCCGGTGGTGTCGCGGACAAGGGCGTCAAGTCCGTCGTCTCCGCTCAGATCGAGAAGATCGACGAGGAACTCGACGCGGCCGCGGATCGTCTACCGGGCAAGTGGGACAAGACGGTTGCGTTCTTCCAGGAGTCGTTCAGCTTCGGGCAGGGCAACCAGATCGGCGACCTCATGGAGGTTGGCGACGCGGCTCGTCAGGCCGAGCGAGCGCAAGCGGCCCTCGACAAGCTCGGGCTCAGCAATCGCGATCTCGCTGCCGGTGTCACGGGCAGTGGTGCTGCGTGGCGTGACTTCGATCAGAAGCTGCGGTCGGCCGGTGGGTCGAGCAATGGCCTGGTGGAGAAGTACTCGGCGATGCGCCGAGAATTCGTCGAGTCGCAGTCTTCGGCTACTCAGGTTACGGATGCGTTCGCTGACATCGCGACGAACTCGGTCGGTGCCGCGTCCGGCGTCGATTCGCTGACGAGTGCGATGGGTCGCCTTCGTGGTGACCAGATGACGGCCGAGGAAACCCAGAAGCGGATCAACGACGCGTTGCGCGGATTCACCGAGGCTTCGGCCGAAGGTGCTGCGGCAGTGGATGAGACGTCCGGCAAGATCGACACCACCACCGCGGCGGGTTCGCGTCTGTTCGATGCGATGAAGTCGGTCCAGGGTGCGTTCGATCAGGCCGGTGCGCAGGCGGCGCAGTCGGCGACCGAGCAGAAGCTCTCGGCCGAGGACGCGGCGATCGCTGTCGAGCTGGCGGGCATGAAGGTCCGCGACGAGTTCATTCGGCAGCGTGTCGAGGCCGGGTGGACCGAGCAGCGTGCGATTGCTCTCGCGGACGCATACGGCCTGATTCCTGCGGACAAGACGACCACAGTCAAGATGCTCGGCGATGACCAGATCCTCACCCGGATCGGTGTCATTCAAGGTGCGCTCGACAATCTTTCTCGCACAACGCCGATCATCAACGCGCCGCAGCCGAACATTCCGGTTCCGGCTGGCATTCCGCTACCGGGTCGGGCGTCGGGTGGTCGGATGCCGACGACGGGGCCGGGTACCGACAGGACCGATGGGTTCCTGGGAGTCTCCAGCGCGGGTGCTCCGATCGTGCGCGTCGACGCGGGCGAGTGGGTCGTCAACGAACGCTCGTCGGACAAGTACGACCGTGAGCTGGCTCAGATCAATGCCGGCACTTTCCCGAAGCTACCGGGCTACGAAGACGGTGGCCGGGTCGGTGTGAAGACCCAGCAGGAACTGCTCGACTTCGTCAACGGTAGCGAGAGCCAACCGCTGACCGGAGCGACGTACGACTGGGCGGGCGTCAAGTGGGGCGATTGCTCGGGAGCGATGTCGGCGATCGCACGGTTCGCTGTGGGTCTGCCTGCGTTCGCGGATCGGTTCGCGACGGCGACGATGGGTGCGGCACTGTCCGCGCTCGGATTCCTCACCGGCCGTGGCGGTCCGAACGATCTCAGGATGGGCTGGCGAAACGGCGGTCCCGGTGGCGGTCACGCTCTGGGCACGCTGCCCGGTGGCACGAACGTCGAGATGGGCGGCTCGTACGGCGGCGGCATGGTCGGCGGTAAGGACGGAGCAGATGCGGCCGAGAACACCGACTTCGCATACCTGCCGATCCCTGGTGGTGCCGGTCCATCGTCGGGCTCGCTCTCGCGCAGCAGCAGCAGCAGCAGCAGCTCGCGTAAGCGTCCGGAGTGGACCGACAAGCAACAGCTGCAGCTCGAGGAGGCAGCGATCGCTATCACTCGCGCCGAGGAGGCGCGGGCGAAGGTCGAGGCCGAGTTCGCCGAGGGTAAGAAGTCCGCGGCCGATCTCGACATGGCCAACAAGAAAGTCGAGATCGCGCAGCAGAAAGTCACCGATCTTCAGGCGAAGAAAGATGATGTGGCGTCATGGGTGGCCGAGGGTCCTGCTCCGCAGGCTCCGGAGCTGTCGCGCTCGTTCTCGGATGCGGAGAACGAGCGGATCGACGCTCAGGTGGCCCTCGATTCGGCGAACACTCGCCGGAACGAGGTCTACGACGATCCGGACGCCACCGATGCCGAGAAGCTCAAGGCCGACGCCGAACTGGACAAGGCCCGTAAGGCTCTCGCGCTCGCGGGGACGAAGACCGAGTCCGAGTCGGGTGACACCCCGTCGTCGTGGTCGGATCTCGCGGGCTCGTTCGCTCGCGACTTCATTTCCGGTCAGGTCGAGGAGGCCCTCGGCGTCCTCGGTATCCCGAACGAGCTGCCCTCTGCGGTGAAAGCCGCTCAGATGCTCGGTAAGGCCTTGGCCGATCGCGATGCGCTCGGTATGCCCGCGGAGTTGCCGTCGTCGATCGGTGCGTCGACTGCGGGGTCGCCGACACAGCAGCAGATCCTGGCGGACTCCCCGGTGGTCTACGACCCATCCAAGGGGCCCGAGCAGTGGGTGCCGGTGGTCGACGAGGCGCTGCGGCGCGCAGGGTCGGCGTTGTCGACGACGGCGCGCACGGTCGAGCAGATCGGGGCTCGGTCGGGCGGTGATCCGGCGAACCTGTGGGCGCTCTCGAACGAGGCGTTCGCGGCGAACCGTGATCCATCGCTGCCGAACGATCCGCAGTTGCCGCTGTCGAATCTCGTGGCGGGTCTGCGGGCGACGAAGGGTGTGCGTGCCTACCACTTCGGTGGGGACGTCACCGGGCCGAGTGGTCGCGATCAGGTTCCGGCTCTGCTCGAAGCGAAAGAGTATGTGGTCAATTCTCGATCGGCGAATGCGGCGGACAACCCGGCAATTCTTCGAGCGATGAACTCGGGCACTGACTTCCGACTCGGACAGCAGCAATCGGCACCTGAGCGTCCGTCGCCGATTTTCAACATCTACGCAGCTGATCAGGACGACGCAATTCGGAGGTGGAAGGTGGCGGAAATGGTGGCTGCGGCTGCGGCATTCGGGACTCTCTCATGACTGCGCAGGATCTGATCAAGCTGGAGTGGCACGGCCACGACGGCTCGATATGGCCGCTCTCTGGGGAGGGGGTGATGCCGGGGATTTCCCCGGTATCACTCGGTCTCAGTCCGAAAGGGATCTGGGAGACGCCGCGTTCGACGATCTGGTCGCAGGGCGCATTCCAGCAGTCGGCGACGTTCGACGGCGACAAGGTCGACATGATGACCGCCGTCCTCCGGGTCGACTTCGCAGCAACGACCGAGATGACTGTCCAGCAGGTCTATTCGCGGTTTCGGCGGGCGTGGTCGACGAGCAAGCAAGGCACGCTCGTCGCCACGACCGGCGAGGGAATCCGCAAGCTGAAACTCCAGCTGATCGAAAACCTGTCGTACGAGCCGGAATTCGATCCGAACTTCAACGGCTGGGGCTTTGTGGTCATCCAGGCGCGGCCGACGTGGCCGTTCTGGGTCGAAGACGATGTGTACGACTTGTTCAAGGCCTCGGCCGACAACCGGGTCAACCTCACGACGCCGATCGTGCTGCCGAACGGAAACGGCGGCAACACATCGTATTCGGTGGTCTACCGCGAGACGGTGCGGCTGTCGAACCCGACGGACTGGCCGAGCTTCCTGAAGTGGACGATCGACAACCCGGCGTCCGGATCGACGGTCCGCGTGCAGATTCCGGATCTGTCGTGGGAGACGGACCCGGAGGAGGACGACTACGAATTCCGCAACCGCGCGATCTGGGTTCCCTCGCTCGCTCCGGGCGAGAACCTCGTGATCGACACCTATCCGGATCACGAGACGTGGCGGTCGAACATCAACCCGATGTTCGTCGGACGTTCTGCCGGAGTGGAATTCGACTTCCCGATACCCGAGGACACCAACGAGCCCGTCGACGTGCCGATCACGGCGACGGCCCTCGGTGTCTCGGTCATGGTCACGATGCGACGCAACTGGTCGTCGATGCTCGGAGGGTGGGTCTGATATGCCGGTAGCCGCCGATCCCACGAACCCGCTGTTGATGGACCCCGATCTGCTCGAGCGGATGCAGCGGATCGCCGACGACGCGGACCGGGAGCAGGATCGGATTGCTCGGCGGCGTCGCAAGCGCCCGCTCGTGCGGCTGTGGGACGGCGACATGGTCTATCGCGGCCGCGTCACCAACGAGTACGAGGGCCACTTCCAGTGGCGAATGAACAACACCGGGTCGGCGAGACTGCTTCTCCCCGTTGGCCATTACCTCACAAACTGGGCGATCGACCCGTGGGGCCGCACGAAGCAGAACGTGCACCTGACGTTCGACAAGGACGGTGCTCGGTGGGGTGGGCGCTGCGCAGGTGACGCATCGACTCGCATCACTGTCGGCAAAGACGGCAAGCGGTACGTCGAGCTCAATTTTCTCGACGACTACGAAGAGCTGAAGAACCTGCTCGTCTGGTGCTCACCATACCTGCCGAGCATCATTCAGAAGAGAGCGTTCGTTCTCGCAGGCCCGTCCCGCTACATGCTCAAGCTGGCGCTGTTCCTCAATATCATGCGCCTGGAGGGCAATTGGTTCTCGCTGCCCGACGACCCGATGGACCTCGCGCAGTGGGGCCAGGCGTTCAACATGTCGAACTGGAACATGGTCGTCAATCCGCACAGTCTGCTGTCGGACTCGTCGCCGTGGACGGTGCTGTCGTCGCGGTTCGAGTACTGGCACGACATGGCCGAGGGCACTCTCGCCGACGCGCAGCTGATGGTCACCACTCGGCGCTACCTTGCCGGTGACCCACCGCCGTGGCCAGGCGCGAACATCCGGCCCGGCGCGATCGTGTTCGACGTCGTCGACGTCTCCGGCTACTGGGACGAGACCTCGACTGGGGGCACGATCTGGGACGGACTCGTCCGGACCGTCGTACAGCTCGCCGACAACCTGGTCGACGAGATCGTCACCACGGTCACCGGCTCGATCGACCCGTACCAGAACATCGTTGGCAAGTGGGTCGGCACGTTGCCCCGGCAGCCGTACGTCGTGTACCGCGACGGGCAGATATCGGGGATCGATGCGTTCGACTGGTCGTTCACCCCCGGCACCGTCGTTCAAGTCGTTGCGGGTGGCCACAGTGCCCCCGGCATAAACGAGTTGATGAGCAACGGAATCGTGTTGGGCGGCAACTACCTTGGGCAGTTGATCGGACTTCCCACGGCCGGGGTCATCGCGGACACATTCCTGAAACCGATATATACCGACACCGTCGGTGCCTGGTGGACGATCAAGAGTCCGGTTCGCGCTCTGCGCTACGGGTGGTCGCATTACCAAGAGGGACGGTCGGATTCGGCGAAGAGGGCCTACACCCTGTCGTCGCTGATGGATCTGCGGGACACCTTCCACAAGACGCGGCCACGGACCACGCACGCCGCGACTCTCGGAGATGGCCGGCCGTATCGGATCGGCGATCAAGGGCAGGGTCATTGGTGGCTCGGGTCCCGGATCGGTGTGACGAACAAGGACTTTCCCCGCAAGGGCGTCGTGTTCGTCGAGCAGGCCAGCCAGGTCGACTACGACTATGACCGCGACAGCCGCGGATGGTCGGCGATCACAGGCGATCCGCGGGTCAACGAGGCCCCCGGCGAGAAGAACATCCGGTTGCTGCGGTCAGCGCTCGTAGCAGGACAACAGTTGGGAGTGATCTAAATGATTCCGACACAGGCGTATTGCGATCCGGACAAGCCGGAGGAGGCGGCGCTGTGGGCGGTCGTGGGTATCGAGGAGACGCCGGGTGTGCCGATGATCGTTCCCGAGTCGGCGCTGCGGGGGTTGTCGAAGCAACTCCACGACGCCGGGTTTAGGCATCACCCCGAACTCCAGACCAAAAAGGCGATCATCGTCGGCGCTCCGGAGCAGGAGGGCGTGTCGTGGATGGGCGTCGGCGAGGTCAAGTGGGTGCCGATCGATCACGTGGACTCACCCGAGGTGCTGGCCGCGGTCGCGGCCGAGCAGCAGGAGCTGCTGATCGATGACGATCTCGACCAGGCATCAGGGGCGCAGCTGATGGCGCTCGCGCAGAAGTTGCAAGAGCGTGGTGTGATCCGGGCTCCGGAGGCACCGACAGCAGCCGACGCGGGCGATCACGCAGTTGCGTCGGACATCGGCGGTGACTGATGGGTATCGCTCCGGATCGTCCGCGGCCCGACGTCGCATACGTCGGAACCACCGGGGACAGTGGCGTCAAGAACGTCCAGAACGAGACGCAGGCGAAGATCACTGCGGCGCAACGTGCCCCACTCGATGCCGCGTACGGTGACGCCCGAAATAACATGACCAACAACCTGTTCGGCGGATTCGGCAACGGCATCGGCGGACTGCTCGGAGTGCTGGTGCAGGGTGTGTTCGGCATCATCGGCGGCGGCGTCGGGGACTTCATCGGCGGGCTGCTCGGCCAACGAAACAAGCTCGACAACGTCGTCAACGTCGAGGTCCCTCGCCTCGACAATCGCATCGACCAGGTCGACGTCGGCGGCGGCGCATCCGCACAGCGTGCCTACTTCGGTATGGATGGCACGTGGACCAAACCCACTGGCTTCTCTCGTCACGTCGTCGAGATCATCGGCGGCGGCGGTGGCGGTGGCCGATCCAACGGAACCCAGTTCGGCGCAAACGGCGGCGGGCTCGGCGGCTACTCCGGAGGGTGGAACGACGCCGAGTTCTTCGACGGTGACCTACCCGCCACGGTCGCCGTCGCGCTCGGCAACGGCGGTGTCGGTGCGACCGCCGACAACACGATGGGCACAGGTGGGGGCAACAGCACGTTCGGAGCGTTCCTGGCTGCGGGCGGGGCTCTGTCGACTGCCCACGGCTTCGGGTCGAAAACGCTCAACATCCGCGGCGGCAATGGCGGCTACGTCGTATCGGCCGGTGGATTCACTGTCCCGTACGAACCTACTGCGGGTACAGGGCACGCGTTCGCCAATGGTGGTGCAGCAGGAGCAGGCACTAGCGGCGCTGCTGGCGGCAACGGGAACTCGCCGTCACCTCCGACTAAGCCCTATCCGGGCACGGGCGGCGGCGGCGGCGCACGCAACGCGGGCACGGGAAACGGTGGCCGTGGTGGCAACGGCGGCAATCCGGGCGCACCCGGTGGTGGCGGCGGTTCCTACAACATCTTCGGATTCGCGGGCAACGGTGGCAATGGCGCACCGGGTGCGTGCTGGATCACCTCGTACAAGTAGCGAAAGAAGTCGAATGCCTACCGCAACAATGACAATCGAGAATTTGTCGACGCTCCAGCCGACCAGTCACGTCTACGAGTTGTCCGAGCCGTACGGGTCGGACGAGGTCACCCACGTCGCAGTGACCGTAGCGACGTTGCCGAACTGCCCGGACGAAGCAATCGTGCTCGCAGCCGACGAGACCGGCGCGATTCGTCAGAATCCAACGGGACCGAGCATGTGGATTCTGCACCGGGCACCGGAGCGTACCCATGCACAGGCGTTGTGGGACATCGGATATGAGGTGGTGAACCGGCAATGAAAAAGGTCACCCGCGAGCAACTTGTGGAGCTGCTCGCTGCAGGTGCCCCCGATGACGCGATGTGGGTGATGGACGAGAGCGGGGCCACGCGCATCGTGGAGGACGTCACCGACGAGCAGCTGATCGAGATCCGCGCGCGCGATTCGTGGCCGGTGTACCTGATCCGGACAGGTAACGCCGAAAACTTCATCAAGCTCCACGGTCTGGACGGCGCGGTGAAACTGCTCAATTTCATGTTCTCGCTCAACCCAGAACCCGATTCGACCATCGTCCGCGCGGCCGCGATCACCGGACGATTCCTCAACCGCAGACGACGACAGGAGCAGCGATGAGTTTCCGAACTATCTACGGCAGAACGCATTCCGAGAACGGATGGCGCAACTGCGACAGCAACGAGTGCACGACCCTCTTCTACGCGGGCAAGCCCGTGCTCGTCCGGTCCGGCGACGCAGCGACGGTCCTGCGGTGGTGGATGGATTGGTACAACGCCAACGTCGAACCGATCAAGTCGCAGGTGTGGGGATGGTCGGCGACCAACGACGTCGCATCGTCGAATCACTTGGCCGGTGTCGGCGTCGACCTCAACGCGCCGTGGCACCCGTGGACGGTCGATGCGTCGAAGAACTTCACCCCCGCTCAGATCGCCAAGTGCCGTGAGGGATTGCGCCTGGCCGAGGGCAACATGTTCTGGGGTCAGGACTGGGGTCGTCGCGATCCGATGCACTGGCAGCTCAACTCGGGCACGGCGTCCGGAAACGGTGCCTCGCCGAAGCTCGCAGCGTTCGCGCAGAAAATTCGCGAGGGCAAGCTCGGCTCCGCAGGGCCGGTGTACGTGCCACCACCCGCTGCGCCGAACGGACGCCCGTTGGTCCGGATCGGCTCCACCGGTCAGGCGGTCCGTGATCTCCAAGCCCGTCTGAACCGGGATTACCCGCTGTACTCGAAGCTCGTCGTCGACGGCGACTTCGGACCGGCCACGGACAGAGTCGTCCGTGAATTCCAGACACGCGCCCGACTGGCCGTCGACGGCATCGTCGGACCCGCGACGTGGAATGCGCTGGGGCTGTGAACTACCGAGTCCCGTTCCTCGCGGCCGCAGTGATCGTTGCTGCGGCCGCGGGGCTCGTCGCGTACGTGCTCGCCGTCGACATACAGAGCGACGAGCAGACACTCACCGAAAAGTCCTGACACACAGGCACAATCAGAAAGGCTCGAATCATGGCTGCATCCGATTCCACCGTCCACATCGACGCTCAGGTCGGTGTCCTCGATCTCTCGATCGACACCAAGGCATTCTGGCTCGACCTCGCCGACCGTGCGTCGAAGACGTTCGTGCAGAACGTGCTCATCTTCCTCGGCGCGGGAGCGACGATCCTGTCGGTGTCGTGGCCGGCCGCATTGTCGTCCGCAGGCCTCGCCACTCTCGCGACGGTGCTGCTCGCTCTCTCGACGGCGACACTGCTCAGCTCCGGCAACTTCCTGATCGATCTCGCCGACCGGGCCGCGCGCACGTTCACCGGCACGCTCGTCGCCGCGATCCCGGTAGCCGGTGGGTTCGGTGATGTGCAGTGGGACAAGGCATTGACGCTCGCCGGTACCGCGGTCCTGGTCTCGGTGCTCACCTCCCTCGGCAGCATGAACCTCGGATCGACGAAGGGCGTGCCCTCGCTCGCACCGGTCGGGTCGACGATCGTCGACCTCGACGAGGACGAGTACTCCGACATCGCCAGCAACGAATCGTTCTTCGACTCGGTCGAGCAGCGTCAGCCACACGTGCGCTACACCGACGAGCAGAGCCCGGTCGGCGACGATGGTGACGTGGCACAGGGACGCAGCACCGAGGGCAGCTGATGGTGGGCCGGGTGTGGCCGAGGATCGAGCGGCTCCGGCTCGTCGTCACCGAGGACATGGCGTTCGTGCTGCAGCTCAGTTTGCTCACGGCCGCGATCAGCCGCGGGATCGACTACGTACGGCTCCCGATGTACGCCTACCCGGCGACGCTCTCTCAGGTCGAGGCCTTGCTGCCGTTCCACATCTGGGGATGGATCTTCATCGGGACCGGGGTGGTGGGCCTGATCGGGGTCTACACGCCCCGGCTTCCGCTGGCCGCGCTCGCGCACGGTGTCCTCGCCGCCCTGTTCGTCGGTTTCGCTTTCGGTGCTCTCGCGGAGGTGATGGACAAAGAGGGTTGGTACGGGTGGCGCACGGCGTCGGGCTGGCTGTTCGGTGCGGTCGTCGTGCACGCGGTGCTCTTCAGTGCCAGCAAGACCGCCTTCAGGCAGGCGTGGGACCGGAGGTGTACGGGTGCCGACTGACATTGCCGCTCTCATCCCCAGTAACCCGTGGCTGATCGGCCTTGTCATCATCCTGGTCGTCGTTCGCTACGTCGGCCAGATCGTCTCCGAGGTCTCCGAGACCGGCGCGAAGATCTTCGGCCCTCTCGGCAAGCGGTGGCGCGAACGAGCCGAACGCGAACGCGCCCGCGAAGCCGCTGACATCACCGATCTCAAGCGGCAGATCGAGGGCCTCGAACCGCGGGTCAAGGCGCTCACCGCGAAGGTCGATCTGTACGAGAAGTACCTCGAGTACGACGCCACGTGGCATCGCGACGACAGCCTGTACGGCATCTCGCAGGGCTGGCAGCGGCGTCCACCGGAGCACCGATCGCTCTACGAGTTCACCCGAGACCGCGAACGCGAACTCGGCCAGCACGACTGACAACAACGAAACGAGAGGGGACCGGACATGGTCATGGTGAACCTGGAGATAGACCTCGCCGACGTCGGTGGCCGTCCGGTCACCATGGCGCGTGCCGTGAACGTCTACGCACCGAAGCAACGAGGCTCGGCGGTCACACAGGATCGGGTCACGCTGACCGATCCTGTGTACGTCGATCTGGTGGCCGGGAAGGGCACGGTCGCAGTCGAGCCAGGGCCGCTGGTGGTGCAGATCCGCGGCGGGATGACCGATGTGAAGCCGAAGACGGTCGTCGTCCCGGACGACGGCCGGACCGAGATCTCGCTCCGCGAGGTACTCGACTCGGCGTTCGTGTATGACCCGCCCGTCGTCACGGCCGCGCAACAGGCCGCTGCCAGGGCCGAGGCGGCAGCGATCCGTGCGGAGGAAGCCGCAGCCGGGGGCGGCGGTGGGGGCGGGCAGTCGCTCGTGCCGGACCCGAACGACCCGGACACGTTCATCGTCACGGCCGGTGGCGGTCTCGACGCCGATCCGTCCGACCCGGACACCTTCGTACTTTCCTGAGAGAGGAACACTCATGGCACGTTTTCCGACCCTCGGACCGGGTGACAAGGTCCGCGACAAGCACCTGCCCGACCGGCTGAGAAAAGATTCACTCGACGGGAGTTATGTCCCCGTTCCTGCATCAGGTGGAGCTACTGGACAGGTGCTTGCCAAGACCGCTGACGGCACCGCCTGGATCGCCCCACCATCGGGTGGCGGCGGAACGAACCTCACCAAAAACGGCGCGACCGGGATGTACACCATCGGGTCGGGTTCCTCGCTCACCAAGAATGCCACCACCGGCATGTACCCGATCGGAGTCTGACCCATGGCCGACGAACTCATTCCCTTCGACGCGGCCGCTGCAGCGGGCTCCCGTCTCCCCTCCGCCGTCCGCACCGAGATTGCGGCTCTCCCCGTGGTGGCAGGCAAGTTAACGACACCGACAGGCGGCTCGACCGGGCAGGTGCTCGGAAAGGCGTCAGATGGAAGTGTCGGCTGGCAGGCAGCGCCGAGCGCATCGCCGCTGGCAGGCAAGTGTCACGCTATTCCCGGGCTCGGGCAATCAAACAACACCCAATCGGATACTTCGCTCCCGGTAGCTGTGGATGACGACCGCCTACGCAAGTGGGACGGCACTGCAATCGTTCCGCTACCGGTGGCCGATACCTACTTGCTCCCACAGTTTGCGCGCGAGTACGTCAAGACCTTGCCGAAGGGCGATTGGGTTCTCGTTATCCCGGCGTCTGTCGGCTCGACGAGTTTCACCAGTACGTCCATCACGCCTCTGCCCGCAGGGTTCGTTGCTGGAGCTGGCACCTGGGACCGCACCATAGGCGACCCGGTAAATCTGCCCGCGCAGGCAGTGGCCACCACTAATGCGGCTAAAGCTGCCGCTCTGGCGGCGGGGGCCAGCAGCGTAGAGATCCCAGCAATGCTGTGGTCGCAGGGCGAGGGTGATACGCCTCGGCTGACCGAGGCGCAGTACGGTGCGAAGCTCGACGACCTGATCGCCTGGTTTCGCACTCAGGTCAATGCGCCGAACTTGCTGGTTCTCGTCGGCTCAATGGTCCCCGAGTACGGCTACGCGCGAGGTCAAGCGAACACGGCCGGAGTCGCTGCCGCACTCGCCCGTACCCCAGCGCGCGTGCAACGGACCGCATTCGTGTGGGGCCCGGAGGGCTTGCCGAAGCAGGGGGAGATCATCCACTATTCGACCGCTGGCCAGGTCGTCCGAGGTCGGTTGTTCCTCGATGCACTGGCGCGGGCCCGCGTCAACGTCACCGCCACCAAACCGGTGCCGCCAACTGGGCTCACGGTGTCGCGTGCAGTATCCGGACGGATCACGGCGCGGTGGCAGGAGCCACTGTGCCGTCTTACGGGGTACGACGTCGACTACACGGTGGATTCGGGTGCGACGTGGACAGCGATGGCACTCGACCGCGATTCGCGTTTGAAGGCGACAACCGTAGTTACGCCAGACAAGCTGGTGCAGGTGCGGTTGCGAAGTAAGGCTGACGGCCCGGTCGTTGCGTCCGACTATGTTTACTCCGACATTCTGTTTGCGGTGGCGGGTGCACCTGCTCCCACCGAGACTGCCGCCACGCCGATCGCAGATCCGCCACTCGAAGCAGGTGGCGGGGTTGGCACCCGTACGCAGTTCACCGGAGGGGAGAGTGTGTCCCCGGCTCAGACCGGTGCTGCCACGCTGTACGCGGCGTTCACGCTCCCCGCATCCGGTGGCGGCATGACCGTCAATGCGCGATCGAACGATTCGACCAGGCAGCTGTCCATTGTGACCGCGCAGACGGCGGGGACAGACCAGGCAACCGCGACCACGGGTGGCGGTTCGGGGGGCGCTGCGTTCGCGGCTCCGAAGGCAACGCCAGGACCGCACATCTACGCGATCTCCGTCTCGGCAGATGGCGTCACACGCATCGCCAAACGTGGTAGCGAAGCCGCGATCACAGCCACCACAGCGGCGGGCAACGTACTGATCGAGGCATTGCGGGTGGCACCGGTCGGCGGAGCGACTCTCCATGGTGCCTACATCTACTACGGCATCGCGCACACCGAGTCTCAGATGTCGGCCATTCAGGAAGAATTGCGCGCACTGCACGGGCTGGCGAGCATCTAG